TTACGATGCCGTCGACCGCTTCTTTGAAGCGACACCGCTTTTCGTCTCGCTGTCGCCATTCGCCGGCCGTCGAGCCTTCTTCTTTCCGAAAACCTTGTCGATGACGCCCTTGCCCTTCTTGGCGTGGATGTAGTTCTCGACGAGGAGCTTCTTCGTCTTCCAGCGGCCCTTGAGGGCCGTGGTGGCAACATCGACGCCGTTCATCACGATCATCTCGGTCGCGAAGCTGTGGCGGCCTGGTTGATGGGTGCCGAGATAGGGGATGCCGGCCTTTTCGCAGATACGCATAATATCCTTGCGCAGAAAGCGGGTCATGAAGCCGAAGAGCCGGTTATTGGGTTTCTTGGCGCCTCGCCCGCTATGGCGCGGGCCACCTCGCCTATTTTTCCCCCAGGGAGTGCGCGCCTCCCATGACGCCAACCTTTCCCGCTTCCATTCCCGGAGCTGCTGGATTTCATAGACCATTTCAACGGTGAGGTCCGCCTCACCATCCTCGCCGTTCTTCATGTCGCGGAAGATCACTTTCCTGTTCACCAGGTCGACGTCGGGGGAATCGTCTTCGAGCTTGATCGCGTCTGAGATGCGGGCGCCGGTCTGGAATATGAACAGCATTAAGGCACTGAGGCGGGGATCGTCACTCGCCTCACGGAAATCGTCGATGTAAGAGCGATCGACGGCGCGCTTGGGCGGCGCGGTCGAAACCTTGACGTCGCGATCCTTCTTCGAGAAGCCCTTGATCAGCACCTCGCGGCATTTGCCCTCGTCGGCGGCGAAGTTGATGACGGCGCGGGCCGGGATCACCACCTGGCGGTTCCAGGTCGTGTAGACCGCTTTCGGATAGATCGCTTTCGCGGCGGCGCGCACATCCGAGCCCCTCATGTCGGAGATCCTGGTCTCCTTGAAGTGCTCAAGCAATTCTAGGATGAAGCGCTCGTCTTTGCCGGCGTCGAGGTAGAACTCAACCGCCTGAGCGAAGGTGAAGCGGTCCTTCGGGTCGAGGTCGATCTCTTCCTGGGCGCGCAGCTCGCGATTCAGGCGGACCTTGTTCGCTTTGCCTTCGTCAGTTTCGCCCGTGCTCTCGTGTAGGCGTTGCTCGCCTTGCCGGGTTGGGACTGTGCCGGTGAGCCACCAGAACCGGCCGCGCTTATAGATCGTGAGCGGCATGACGCTTTACTCCACAAAAACAACTCATCGATCTGCCGCGGCGAGATCAGCACCTGCCTGTCGACACAGTAGCAGAGCCCCGTCTTGATCGCCTTCTCGCGCAACGACCTGGCGGACATGCGCAACCCTTTGTCGCGAAAAAGCGACGACCAGTATTCCGGCGTCTGCGACACGGTCAGCACTTCGGGCGGAAGGTCATTCATGCGCTCTTCCCGGTCGCGGCAGCCATCTCCTCGAAATCTTCTTCCTCGGGCTCGCGCTCGTGCGCATCGATGAGCGCCAGCTCGTCCCATTCCTCGCAGAGGTACTCGTATTCGGACTCGTCGCCGTCGAAGAACGGATGACGGCCGAGGTCGCGGTGCATGCGCCAACGGGTTTTGTCGGCGTAGCGACGGGTGTGGAAGGGCATCACCCAATCGGGCGGCTCGGTCTTCCAGGCGTCGTAGCCGGCCCATGAATCGCCGAGCATCATTTCGACCTTGGATGGGAAAGGCCGGGCAACGGGAACGGGTTCGGCACCTTGCCGGCGAGCATGCCATGGTGCGCCCAATCCTGGGTGTAATCGCAGAAGGGGCAAATCCAGCCGCGCACCGTCGCCACCAGCGCGCCCGTGTCGCCATAGGCCTCCCGGTGTTCGCCGTCGCCGCGGTTCGGGCAGGTGAAGGGGTGGAGGTGGCCGCACGTTTGATTGTGGGCCAGGTTCTCGACTTGATCAGCGGTGAACGCCATCGGTGGCCTCCTCGACCAACCAGGTCTGCGAATTTCCCTTGAAGCCGAAGAGGCTGTCGCCCGCCTCAATGACGGCGACAGCCCCGTCGCGCACCGCCGAGTGAACGACATGCTCGGGCACGGCCTGATAAGGACATTCGAACCACCACCGCCTCTGGCCACTGGAGAAGCCGAGGCGCAGGGAATCGCCCTTCGCAAGTCGCTCAATGACGGCGGCGACTTTCATGGTGCGCCTACTGGAAGGTGCGGCGCGCGGGCGCTTTGGTGCGGATCGGCGGCGCCTTGGGATGGCGGCCGAGGCCAGAGGCTTTCGCTAGCCGCGACCGCGTGGCGGAATAATTCGCCGCCACCATCGGGTAATCCGACGGCAGGCCCCACTTCGCGCGGTAGGCGTCGGGCGTCAGGCCGTGGTCAGTCATCAAGTGCCGCTTGAGCGATTTGAACTTCAATCCATTTTCCAGGCAGATGATGAAATCGGGATGGATCGACTTCTTGGGGTTGACCGCCGGCTCCTTCGGCGGGGTCGCGTTGACGACCGCCGGGTCGTCGAGCTTGCGCACAGCGGCGTTCACGCTGGCGATCAGGTCGGGCAGTTGAGCGGCCGGCACCGGGTTATTTCCGACATAGGCCGAGACGATCGAGGCCGTTAGCTCGATGTAGTTCTTGTCTTCCATGCTACTCTCCGTGGCGGGGGTCATGTCGTCGAGGTCAGATCGCCTCGGATCGACTTGGTAACGGGCGCGCGTGCCCGATTGGTGCCGGCGTCTCGACGAGATCGAATCTCATCATGCCGGGGTAGCAGCGACCTAGACCGGCGACGACTACTGCTGGCAAACTGCTCATGCTGCTTCTCTTTGCTACCAAATCGGTTCTTAGTGTAACCATTTTGGTTACAGTGAAGTCAAGCAAAAAGGTGGTTTAATTTTCCTAGGTCTTGGTGCAGAAAGCACCTGTTTGATCGGCAAACAGGACCTCGGTTCGCCAATGCCCCGGCGCAACCTGTGTCCCAGCCGACGGAGCGCCTGCAAGACCTTTCGCTCCAGCCACGGCTTCTCCATCAGGTTCCCGGGAAAGCGAGGATCGCTGTGCACGGCGAGCGCCGGCAGCTCGATCAGGCTGGACCCTTTCGGATAGAAGCACTGTGTTTGAATGCTAAGGGCCGGGATCATCTGATAGGATTTAAGGCTGCCGGCTATTCCACAGGCGGGGTTGAACTTCGCATGGTCGACCGCATCCGAGAATACTCTCGTCAGCGCTAAAAGGCGCTCAGCCGTTGCCCGCGAGAGGATGTATCCGCCGGACCCAAATGAAAAGCTCCGCAGAAGCGCAAGTTTGAAGGCGCCGGGTAGGGCAGACACAGAGCTGTCGAGCCAAACTCTGACGGGAACCGCCTCGATCTTGATGATGTCGGCATCCTTGGGAATCCACGAGGTGTTCTCACCTAGAAACGGGGCCGCTTGCTTCGCTATCAACATGTCGTCTTCGAAAACGCAGCCGTAGGCGTCCGGCCCTGACACGATCCGCTCCCAGCATTTGCGGTGGCTCAGGAAGCATCCCACTTCTTCTGGCGTCATCGCAGCCGCGCCAGCGGCGGGCTTGTGGACGTCCGAAATCTCGGCGTCGCTAAGCAGACGTCCGTCCACCGCCGGAACGCGTTCGAAGTCCGCTCCGATAGAGTTCAGACGGTCCGCCATCCGTTGCATCCTGCCGGGGCTGCGGTCCAGGTTGATGATGTAGGATTTCATGGAATTCGTTGATCGGCAGCTTGGCTGTCGGATCTGACCTCGTTCGGGCTACTTGCATCGCTGGCCTTGCCAGTTCTTCCCTGGCCTCTCTTGGCTTGGAAGAATTTCGCCTGCGCACGAGACATTCGCTTATTAAAGCTTCCCAGCAGATACCCGCCGGGCAATACGCACATTATTCCAGTGACGACGTTATTGGGGAACACAAAGTACAACAGCGCCAAACCGACACAGGTTACGATAAATGTCCAAAATAAGTTTGCAAACGCGTCTTGCCACATGCGGTTTATCGGAAGGAATTGCTCCATCCATGGCAAAACCAGCGGGTTCTTATCCCAAAACTGTTCAATTCGGATCGGTTCCGGTGGCACTGGCTTCGAACGATCAATGGGCTACTAAAGACGGCCTTGGTCGGCAGCGATGCAATGTCTAATGGACAAAAGCATCTCGTAAGATCCTCCAAGAAACCTCGGAGTATCCGTGCTCGGCCATGTTGTCTGTGCACGTTTTGCGTGGACTGCTTCACTTCTAGGTGATGGCCTCATAAGAGCGATCCTTGCGTGTCGAGAGGCGACGTTGAGGTGGCAGCCTTGGGCGCTTGCGCCAGCATCCATTTAGCCGGCACGACGGGCTTGCCATTCTTGGCGAATGGGACGAGGCGCTTCCAATCGAAAAACCCGAGCTGTCCGCCGACTGGGATGAATTCGACCGGACACGCGTCAGCGATCACGAGCCCCTTCGGACCGAAAAACCACGGGCTGTCGAACTGGGTCACGATGTCGACAATGGTGCCGACACCGACGATCCCGCCGCGCTCGAGCTCGGCCGGCGGCGGGCATTGGAAACCGAGAGACTGGCAGAGATCAGCGCAGTCCGCATATTCGTCGCGCGTCATGCCGGTCGAGGCGTGGATTGCGAAATCGCCGCGGAAATTCAGGCCTGGATTGCCAGCACGCCAGGATCGGTTCTCTACCGGCTTCCAGCCCATCATGAGGCAATGCGCCCATGGCTGGCGCACCGAGAGAGCCAGCTTCGGAAGGTCGACCATCACTCGCTCCTGGCGATCAGTTTGGGTTTCAGTTTGCCTTGCTTGGCCCTGTTCTCGACCGAGATTGGGACACCCGGCCGCTGCTCGAAGATCGTCTGCAGCACCTTACGCACCTGGTGGGCGCCGGGCGCGTCGGTGGCGAGGATCATCAGCGCCGCGTCGGCGAACGCCTGATTGATGTTGGCTGCGGTGGCAGCGACCGACGGGGCGGCGCGCACCCTGGCCCGGCTACGCCGCCGGGCGAGGCGGAAATATTCCCGCTTCTGGTCCTCGTTGAGGCTGGTGAAGCTTCCCGGCTTCGGCGCGTTCTTCGCCGTCAGCAGATCATAGAGCTTCGTCAGCGCCTCGTCGGGGCTCATTTGCATTTGGACATGTCCAGTTGCAGTTTCCATCACGGCGCCGCCGCCAGCAAAATACCTATCAGGATCAGCAGCGCGCCGATGAACGCGACTATCGCGCCGAAGACACATCCCTCGATCGGCACCCATCGACCGGTGAAATCGAGGTAGGCGCGCCGGCCGCAAGCGCTGAGCATGATGATGAAGCCGGCGGCCAGGAAGAACGTGCTCATCAGGTGCCCGCGATGTTGGTGTGCGTGGTGATGATGTTCGCGCCGCCGTCGGCGCGACCAGGATCCGAGCCGGTCGGCGCAAGCCGGAAATAGTCGAGCGCGGCTTCGGACATCGCGCACTCTGCCAGGTCATCGACCGACCGGCCTTTCTCGGCCGAAATGGCACTCATGCGAGCTGCGGTCAGTTCGTCGATATAGACGGAGATGATCGGCATCACTCGCCGCCTTCGCCTCTGCGAGGCCGCGCCTTGGTGATCAGCACCACCTCGCCGTTCGGATAGATCAGCTCGACCTGCTCATTGCGACCGATGCCGTCGAAGATCGCCGTCAGCTGGGACGTCAGGGATTCGTTGGCGCGCTCCAGCAAATCTATCTTCGCCTGCGTCTGCGCCTGGGCGATGCGCAGTTGGAGGTCCGAAATCCTGGGGGGATGCGCTACTTCGTTAGGCATGGGTCAGTCTCCTCGTTTTGGTCAGGGGTAAAGGGTATGAAGCCGCAGCTCGCCTTTTGCTCGACGACGCGCTCGGCATCGTTGGTCATGCTGGGCAGGTCCGGCCGGCAGCGGTCCGCGATGAAGACCACCCCAGGCGTGACGACGAGCTCGGCGTAGCTGGCGCGCTTCATCGGAAACCTCTTTGGAGCTTCGGGAAGGGCCGGCTCGGCATCTTCCGTTTCCGCTTGCCCTTTCCAGTGCGCCCCTCGAGTCGCTTTGTCTTCGCGATCTCGCGCTGGTCGACCGGGGTTTTGACGCCATGCGTCGGCTTGTTCAGGGCCACGATGAACTCGAGGGCGCACGATGGCGGGACGGTGTCATGCGCTTCCGGGTCCCAGCGCCGCCGCTGCAGCGCCGGATCGTGATCGAACTGAACACCGTCGAGCGGGTTGAGCCGCGCGCCGCTGGGCTCTTTGCCCCCTTGGCGCACGACGATCTCAAGCTTCTCGCGGACGCTCAGCGCGCGCGGCCGCCAGTTCTCCGGCGGACCGAGCACCGGGGCGCCGTGGTCGGGAAGGATTGCGATCCGGCCGGCCATGATCAGCCCGCGCTCGGCGGAGTGAGCGCAGCGAGCCGCCGCGCCTTGATCTTGTCGGCCAGCTGGCGACTGCTCTCGTCGTCGTGGAATTGAGCCTCGACGTCGAACTCGGTCCAGATTTCCTCCACGGCCGCGGTCGACTTCGCACCTTGAAGGGCGATCTGGAAATCCTCGAAGAACTTGCCGTTGTCGAAGGCCGCTGGTTGCTCCTCCTCGGCGGCTTCTGCGCCGTCGTGCATGCCCTCGACATCCTTGTCGAACCCGTTCTCGGGGATAGGGTCGACGGCGTCGAGGCTGGGCACCGGTGGCGGCGATGGCGGGGTGAGCCTGACCCTGGGTGCCGGCTCGTCGTCGTGGTGCTCGATCAGATCGCCGGCGATCTCGCGGGCCTCGAACTCATCTCGCACGCCGCCAAGAACGTCGCCGAATAGCTCGCGCAGGCAGAAGCCAGCTGCGCGCCATTGCTTCATCCGCTTGGGGTGGCGGAACCAGGAGGAATCGTTAGGCACGTCGTCCCACACATGCTGGTTGTTTTTCCAGACCTTGCCGCGACGGGTCGGGCGTTCGTCCCAGAGGCCGGCTTGCTTGGCATCCGCGACCGAATAGGCCTCGACCTTCATTTCCCCTGTGTCGGACCGCACCGCCTTGCACCAGCCGATGGTGCGCTCGTCGACGGTGTTCATCTGGGCAACCACATCCTTGTGCAGGCCGAGATTGAGGAGCGCCTCTTTCGTCGCATCGCGCAGATAGCCCAGCTCGACCGATTTCGCTCTGCCCGACTTTCGAACGACGTTGATCAGTCCGTCGCCGTAAAGCGCCGGCTTGCCGCCGATGACGGTAAAGCTGCGCAGCGCCACCATGGGCGGTAGGCCGAGCTCCGCGCCGGACATGATGACGATGGCCACGGCGCTGGTGCCCTTCTTGCCCCAACGCTTCCAGGCGTCGTCGCCGGCATCCTCAGCCGGCTCGCGACCGACAAGCGCCTGTGGCGCCAGACCGGCCTCGACGATCATGGTGGCGAGACGCCACGTTTCCTCGATCGACTGAGGGATGATGGCGCTGATCGCGCCGCCGACCATAAGGGCCGGTAACTGAGCCCGTTCGTTCATTTCCAATCCTCGGGGTTGAAGCTGTTGGCGCGCCAGGTCCGGCGCATCTCATCCTGCTCGATGCGCATGTCATTCCAGGCGAACCAGAAGGCGGCGGGGACTTCGCGGAAGAGCCGTCTGCAAGCGGCGCTGATCATCACGGGAAGCCAGAAAATGATGATGGCAACGCGGACCAAGCTCATGGCTATTTGTCCACGTCGTCGAAAATCGACCGGTTCCCGTTCTCGTCGAGCAGCGTGCCGTCGGGCGACCACTGGTGCCGGCCGTTCGGATGCTTGGCGGCGCGCTGCTCGTCGGTGCGCACGTCGATTGCGAGGATGGCTGTGTTGGCGGCGTCGGAATGATCCTTGATCTCCGCGACCGTGACGGACGTCTCGCGTCCGCGAACAGGCACTATGACGCGGGAGCCGACAGCCACGTCGAAGGCGCCGGCGAAATAGTCGTAAGTCTTGTCGCTCTCGCCGAATTTCACGGCGACGATCTTCTGGTCGGTCATGCTGCCCTCTTGTCTGGGACCCGCTCCATGCCGGCCGGCAGGGCGGCGTCTTTGTTGCGCGCGATGCGGCCGGCGATCTTCTCGACCGCCTCCCGGACCTCAGGCTCGTCTTTCAACGCAATGAGCAGCGCGTCGTAGTCGGTGATGTTCGCGACCCAATAGGTGTGCAGGGACATCTTGGCGCCGGTCCTGCCGGCGAAGACCGGACGGGCTTGAGCCTCGCGCGCAGCTTCCGCTGCGCGATCGTTCAGCCGCTTGGCCTCCGCCTCGGCTTCGAGCCGCCGGGCCTCCTGCTCGCTCTCCTGCGCGAACGAAGATGCGAGGCCGGGTGAAGTGTCGGCTTCGCGCTGGGCCTTCTTCTCCTCGGCCGCGCGCGCGGCGTCGGCCGCCCGCTGCTGAGCCGCCTCTGCTTCGCGCCGTATGCGATCGGCATCCTCGCGAGCCTTGCGCTGACGCTCCTGCTCCAGGCGGTCCAGTTCTTTCAGCCACGCCTCACCATGCTTTTTCAGCTTCTTGGCCAGGTCCTTGGAATCGGTGCGCAGATCGCGCCATTTGTCATCGACGGCGTTGCCGCCATCGAGCCAAGGGCGCTTCTCGACGGTGAATTGTTCGTCCGCCCTGTTCGCGATGCCGGAGAGCCGCTTTGCCCAGACGCCCGCCTGATCGGCCTGCTCCTGCGTGCTGATCGGCCTTTTGAGGAAGCCCTCGACCGTTTCCTTCTCGGCCGCCAGTTCCAGGGTCAGGTCTTTGTGCAGATCGCCTGTCTTAGCCGGGAGGTTGTGCTCCTTCGAAACCGGCGGCGGGTCATCTGGCCAAGGCTCGCCGGCCAGCACGGAATGATAGAGCGCTTCGGTGATCGGGTTGCGGCAAGCATAGTTCCAGACCTTGTCGGCCTCCGCTTCCTTGCCACCCTGCAGGCAGATGACACTGCCCGCCGCATCGCGCCAGATTGCAACGGGAACCAGAGGCGCATCCTTGAACGGACGGTTCCTGAAAAATCCTGACTCCGGGCTGTCGGCCGAAGGGGCGAGCAGGAGCAGCTGATCGTGGGTCAGCTCGCGATATCCACCCGCCAGTTTCAATGCCTGACGCCACCATGCGTATTGGTCCGCCGTCATCCGTCTGTATCCTTTTGTGTTACACGTGAAACCAATTTGGCAACACAATGGGCGCGACAAAGCTGTCGCGGGGTGCAGTGCTGCTTAGATCGGGAGAACCCGGCCGAGCTGGTGCGGGCGAATGGTGCGGGGGGTCACACCAGCCCGGCCGGGAGCGCGCAGATACTCAACACATGACCGCGAGGCGTGATGGGAAAATACAACCAGGGGCAACTGGGCCATCGTCTAGCGATCCTTCTGCGTGATCAGGATCGTAACCGGTTTGGTACGCTTTGCAAGGGGTGTTTCCGAAATGGTTACATTCGGGGCAAAAAAAAGCAGATCAGAGTGTGGAAATCCTGAGCCGAGCGCGGCCAATGACCTTCAAGTCCGCCGGCTGCACGGTTTCGTTGGTCGCCGCGGGGTTGTCGCTGTGCACCTGAACGGCGCCTGTCGTCGTGGGCGAAAGGTAGCGCCATTGCACCGCGCCGGCGATCTCCAAGGCGAAGAGGCCCGGTCGATTGGGGATGTTGTCGTCCAAATCGATCACAAGCGCATCCCCTTTGGCAACAATGCCATTGGCCTGGTAGGCGTCGACCATCATGAACCGAAGGTTGTGGCCCTCCGAGTTCGGCAGCATCCGCGTCAAAAACTCTGGATCGATCACCAGTCCTGGCGCTGCCGGGCGGCTCTTCCCGGCGGAGATCTCGAATACGTGGCTGAATTTGCTTACGTCCACCTCCGCAAGCTCTGGAAACATAAGTTCTTCCGGCCTCACGTTCAGGTGCGGCGCGATTCGCTCTGCCCACTTCAAGGTGAGCTTCCGTCCGTTGGGGCCGTCCTCTTCTTCCAAACGGCCCATCTGCGGCCTTGTGGTGCCAACGCGACGCGCCAGCTCGGCCTTGCTGATCCCAGCCTTTTCCCGGAAGTGCTTAATTCCATTCGCCATATCAATGCGGTAGCTCAAAACGAATTCGTGCGAAACTGTGCCAGTTTGGTTACAAACCTTGACGTGTAACCAAATTGGTGACAAAACCCGGCCATGGAAAACCTGCATCAACTGACGAAATGGCGTTTGGACCGCAATCTGAGCGCTGCCGACGTGGGCCGGATGATCGATTGTACGCGGCTGACAGTCGATCGGTACGAGGCCGGCCGGATGCCCAGGCAACCATATCTCGACCGCACCGTCGTTATGTCCGACGGTGAGGTGAACGCAAACCACTGGTTGGGCAAGGAGGCGGCAGATGTCGTTGCACGGCGCCGGGCTCCGGCTTGACCCGAGATACGATCAACACGGTTCCTCGTTCCGTCCGAAATTGGTCGGCGCGTTCAACAACTTCCCAGGCCGCAACTCCAAGCGGTTTCCAGCAATCAACGTCATGGGCCATCGGCTTTCCCCTTGCGGTTGTAGCGATGATGGCGGGGAAATTGTTGGATGTGTCCGACAAGGCATCCGAGAATCCCGATGGGTCGTCGTTCCTTCTCCTGTTTTTTGTGAGGAATCGATGCAGGACATCGCTGCAGAGCTACAACAGGTGGTGTTCAAAGCCGCCGGAACCATCAAACCAGGCATGGGCATCAAAGCCCAAATCAACGCCGCTTGTGACGCGCTGGGCTACCCGCGCGGCCACTGGCGGGTGAGAGAGGCTTGGTATGGCACCGCTTCCAACTGGAACGGCAAAGCTATCTTCGACCTTCTCGGCCGTTACAACCGCTTGTGCCAAAAGACCGGCTCGGATGTTGGGCCAGTTAACGATCCTGTAGCCGTCATCGCGAAAGCTTCGAATTCAGGCTGATTGTGACGGAGGTGTGATTTCCTCCGTCCATTAGTTGAGCCGTATGTCCGCACGTAATGTTTCAGACTGAAACATTCCGAGGAGGTTTAATAAAAATGAAGCAGACAGAGGGCGGGCAGGTGGTAAACGGCGAAGTAAAGAAAGTGATGGCTGAGTTTTGCCAAACAGCAAGAAACATCGGATCAGCTGCGGCCGAGCGAGCTGCTACGGTGCATCTTGTGGCAGCGGCAGCATATCTGGGGGAAACCGCCGGCCCGAGCATGACTAAACAAATCCTGTCGGCTGTATTGGCCTCGATCGGATAGGCAATGAACTACCAGATTGAACGGCAATACCATTTGTAGCTTGTAGGATTGCCGCTCCTCGCAGTTGAGAGAGCGACATGACGATAATTCGTAAGCATGGCCCGAGACCGGTCTGCGAGGATCCGGGCTTCGTGTATGTGATGACGGCTGAGCTCGGCGGGGTCAAGATCGGGATGTCGACCGATCCCACCCGCCGCTGCAAGGCCGTCAATCGCAACAAGGCCATCAAAGCGGTGGTGGTGTTCCAGCGGCACTTCGCAGACCATCAGGACGCTGAGCGGCTCACCCACATTGCCCTGGCCAAATGGCGCCTGTCTGGCGAGTGGTATAGTTGCCCGGTCGAAACCGCGGTCGCGGCAGTTGAGGCACTGCCAGCATGAGCCATGCCGCCACAAATTGGGCCATAACCCAGCGCGGGCTCAAACCTGCCACGCGCATCGTCCTCTGGCATCTCTGCGACCGCCACAACCCCGACCTTGGCTGCTTCCCGTCCCAAGACAAGCTCGCCTATGACTGCGAGATGTCGCGCTCTGCGCTCAATGAGCATCTCAAGATCCTGGAGCTGACCGGCCTAATTCGCCGGGAGCAGCATATCAACCCCCGCACCAAACAGCAGGAGAACACGCGCTATCGGTTCGCATTCGAGGCCGATTTCGTCACGGCACAAGATGTGGTGGAGCCGAGTCCGGAATCTGGACACGGCGCCGAGTCCGGAAAAGAGGGCGAGCCGTGTCCGGAAAATGTCTATAGCCGTGTCCGGAATCCGGACACTAACCCTGTAAGGGAACCAGTAAGAGAACCTCCAGGGCGCGCTGACGCGCCGGGCGGAGGGGATTTCGATATGCTGTGGTCCTCATGGCCAGAGAAGATGCGACCGGACAGCCGGGAAGCGGCTGCGAAGACGTTCGCAAGCCTTGAAGCTGACGGCAAGGCGCTGGCGATTGCGACGGCGGAGACCTATCGAACGACCATGATCCTTCGGAAGGAAAAGCCCCTAATGATCCCCTTCCTGAAAAAGCAGCTCTTCCTCGAGTTCCATGGCGCGCCACCCATCGACAAGGACGGGGATTTCGTGATCACGCCCGAGCGGCCCGAGTGGGGCGCATGGCTGGGCTCGATCCGCCGCCACTATGGTGAGCCGGGCGTGCAAAGCACGATTAAGTGTCGTCGCATCCTACGCAAAACACGGTGGCCGAGCGATCTTTCGCTTGCCCAAAGTGTAACCAAAATGGCAACATCTGGAACCGTAACGGATACTGCTTCGGCGGGTCGTGCATGATGAAAATGAAGCGCCTTTTCCTCGATACGCCCGCCGAGCTGGAGAAGCGGATTGACCGCTTCATCGAGCACATGCGGCATGCCGAGGACATCTTCTTCACCAAGAACAAGCGTGGCCTGCCCACACCGCGCGACCTGCTCTGGATACTGTTTGCCGACGCCGTCGACACGGCCCGAAACATGCCCGACGTCGAACGCCGCATGGTCTCCAAGGTCGGATCGGCCATGCCGTCGTCGCGAGAGACCGAGCATCAAGCCTATGTGCGCGAGCTGTCGCGCATGGCCGACGGAATGCCACAGTACGACACCACGGAAGTTCGCATCGTGGTTCACCAGTCGGCCGCCGACCGTATGGTCGACATCATGGACCTTCTCCGCTTCGTGCGGGCAGGGCGGCAAGGGCAGGATGCGCAGCGCTACAAGCGCACGTTCTTGGCGCATGCCGGCGGCCACGGTGTCAAGTTCTGCACGCGCGTCTGGGACCGGCACCGCGTCGAGGTCATGTCGCGGCAGGCGCTGCACGACGTCAAGAGCCGGGTCCTGGGCCAAATCCTAGTCGGCATCGAAAAGGAGTTCGGCCTGGTTCGCACCAGCCGCAGTTTCCGGCGCAAGACCGTTCGGGAGATCGACCAGCTTCGAAGGGAACGCAAGCGCGAGGAAAAACGTCGCCGGCGCGAGGAGCAGGAAAACAATGCCGGTTGACATCGCGATGCCGCGGAACCTGGTCGATCGGCGCAAGAACGCCGGCCATGCCGCGATCTGCGCCGTCGGCTTTGAGGCTGACCCGGGCGTCTTCCGGCTTGCGACGGCCGAAAACATCGAGGCGCATCTCCCGCAGCTCCAGCCCGGCCGGTGGGAGAGGCTTCATTTCGCGCACGTCGTCTGGACGCCGGGGCTCGCCGTGGCGCGCACCATCGTGCTGGGTGCCGAGCGGACTCTCGCCAACTGCCATCTTGGCCAGCACTGGTACCGGGCAAGTCTCGACGTGCTTCACGGCCTGATCCTGGCCGAGGCCGCATCCCTTAGGTCTCCCGTTTGGTCGCAATCCGAGATGATGCACATGCTCGTAGGTCAAGCCATTCGCGCTGCCGACCGCTTTGCGGCGGGGATCATCTGATGTTCCCGACAGCCGACCAGATCGCCCTTGCCATCGTTATGGCCTGCCGGCCGCACCGAGAGGACCCGTTTGCTCTGTGCGCCGGCGAACTCGGCATGCGCTCGCGGCATATCGCCATGGAAGCGTTGATGATCGGCTTTCCTGATGCACGTCGAGTCGGGCTCGGCAAATGTTTGGCCTACCGCGCTCCGCGCTCGGCGCAGGGCCAGGTGATCGGCGCCAAGAAAGGCAAGTGGTGGAGCGACGACTACGTCGACGAGATCGTCGGCGTCATCGTCGCCGAGCAATACGGCGAGCAAGCGCAATGATCGCCCGCCTCTCCCGTTTCATCCGCCGTCTTCGCGGCCGCGCAATTCCGCGCGTGTCGTGTCGCGGCATCTACCTGAGGATCAACTGAAATGGACATGCCAGCAGTGCAAACGCCCCTAGTGACTGAGGAGGATATTTCGAGCGCCCTGGAGGAACAGCTGGAGCAGGACGCTCCGCCGTCGGTCCGCTCGATGATCGCCAACACAGGCAAAACGCTCAAGCGCTTCGTCGATCAGATGCGGCGCAAGGAAACCGAGCTGGAGGGGGTGAAGGCGGCCGCCACGGCAGAGTTTGAGCGCGTCGTCGCTCTCGCGAAGATGGTACGCGATAACTGCCACGCTGAAACCGACGCGGATCTCCACCAGATCAGGACGACACTCGAGGTGCTCGATCCGGCCCGGGCCAAGCTGTCCGAAATGGCGTAACCCATGGAGGCGGTTGTCCCCTTGGACGATTCCGGACTCGCTCATGTCATCGAGCGAGCTCGGATGCTGTTCGACGACGGCGACGTCGCATCGGCGCGCATGCTGGCCGCTGGCGCCTATGACCAGGCGAAGGCGGCAGGGAGCTACGCCACCCGCTTCCATGCCGGCGAGCATCTGATCCGAAAGGCGCGCCGGCTCCAGGGTGACGCGCTGCTGATCGAAACGCGCGCGAAGATCACGATTGCCACCGAATGGACTGCCGCCCAGGAAAGAGGGGAAGCTTCGAAGGGCGGCAGACCGAAAACCGTTCCAGAGGGGAACGGTTTCACCGCAGCTGAAGCCGGGCTCACCCGCAAGGAAATCCACGACGCGCGCAAGCTGGCCGATGCCGAGCGGCGGGATCCTGGGATCGTGGAGCGCGCGATCGCCGGCCGCGTGGCCGCCGGGCTCGAGCCGAGCCGGGCCAACTTGCGCGTGGCGATCGGCACGGACACCGCCACGGCCGCCGAGCGCGGCAACAATCTCTACGAGACATGCCCGGAGGCGATGCATGCGCTGCTCGCGCTCGAGTCGTTCTCGCCTACGGTGAAGGCCTGCGGCCGCGGCGCCATCGTGAAGATGCTCGAGGCGGCCGGCTACGAGGTCGAGATTTCCGACCTGGTGGACTATGGAACCGTGACCGCGTTGGGCGTTTTGCAGCGCGTCGAGGATTTCCTGACGAGCACGCCCGAAGTTCTCGCGAGCGAGCTGGGCGGCGGTGGCTGGTATACTTTCGGACCCGACATCGCGACAAATCCGCCCTATGGCCCTGCGCTCAACGCCTTCGTCGCGCATGCGCTGCGCGATCGTCCGCGCAAGATGGCGCTGCTGCTCAACCTGAATTTCTTCTGCGGCTTCGATGATGCCGACCGCAATTACGCAATGGACGAATGCAAGCCGGCCCGGGTCTACGCTTTCACGCGGCGCCTTCCGATGATGCATCGCGACGGCTGGGACGGCAACGAGTCCAGCAGCCGCATGAACCTGGCATGGTTCGTCTGGGAGATGGACCAGAATGGCAGTTACGCCGGGCCGACCATCACAATCCGCGTCGACTGGAAAGACTATCTGCTCGCATCCAATCGTCAGGAGAGCATGCTTTGAACCATTTCGCGGGCTTCACCGTTCCGGTCGCTGGCGGGCACCACGCGATGCTGCGCTTTGCCGAGGATGGCAAGGCCGAGCCGGTACTCGGCGACAAGGGCCATCCGAAGGTGTTTGAGACCGAACTGGAGGCGCAGAAGGCGGTCACGGATCACCTGTTGCGCTACTTCAATGGGCATTTAAGGCGGGACGGCGAAACCATCTCCACGGCCCGCGACGCGGCCGAGCGCATCTTCCGCAAGGGCCGAATGATACCGGTGGAAAGGCGTGTGCCATGACCATCACGCCGACACTGAAAGGCTTCCGCGAAGGTTGGGCGCGCAAAGCCTTCGAAGGGAGCAAAGCCCACTTCTTCCGGCGCGAGGGCGCAGGGCTCGCGACCTCACTCTGCGGGAGCCAGGATGCGCCGGCGGGATTCCTGTTCGATGCAGGATGCAACGAGCGCTGCGCCCGGTGCGCAAAATTGAGGGAAAGCGAGATCGCGAATGAGGCGGCAGCGGCCACAGAGGACGGTCAGGACGCGTGCGGCAAGGTGTAGAATTGCCGGGGGCGACTTCCCCCGACGGTGATCTGAGGATCACAGGTTATTTGAGCAATCTTTGCAGGTTTTCTTTAGCTTTTGCGACGCCAAGTGCGGCCGACCTTCTGTACAGTTCGAGTGCTTTCGAACGGTCCGCTTCTACCCCCAAACCTTTCTCGTAGAGATTACCCAAGTCGTTAAGCGCGACTGCATTGCCCAAGTCGGCGCTTTTCTTCAGCCAGGCAAAGGCCTCCGGGAAATTGACAGCAGTGCCACGACCCGTCGCATACATGAGTCCCAAATTGTGCTGGGCTCCAGCATGATTTTGCTCGGCCGCCTTTCTAAACCAAAAAAAGGCCTCGGTGTCGCTCTGTGGGACGCCCTTTCCGTTCAGGTAGCTGACCCCGAGATTCTGTTGCCCTTGGGCCTCTCCCTTTTCCGCCGCGACTTCAAACAACCTAACGGCACGCTGATAATCCTGGACGACGCCGCGACCGGAGGCGTAGAGGGCGCCAAGATTGGTATTGGCCGCAGGTAGTCCTTGCGCTGCCGCCTTTGCGAACCAAATGGCGGCCTGTGCGGCATCGGGTGCGACGCCTTTACCGCTGTCATAAAGTCCGCCTAGATTGTTTTCCCCGATGGGGTTGCCTACCGCGGCGGCAGCCCGATACCAGCGCATGGCAGCGACGAAGTCCTGTGGGACACCCCGGGCATACTCATACAAATAGCCAATTGCCGCCAGCGCCGTGGGATCGTTCTGGGCTGCCGCTTTCTGATACAACATCATCGCTTGCGCATAATCTCTCTCAATGCCTTCGCCGCTCTCATAGACTGCGCCGAGCTGAAATTGGGCAGGGGCAAACCCTTGGCCCGCCGCCTGGCGGAGGAGTTCGACGGCCCGGACCGGATCCTTTGGTCCTACTTGGCCATTCCGATACATTGTGGCCAGGCTCAATTCCGATTGAGCAAATCCCTTGGCCGCCGACTTGGTATACCATGCAAAGGCGAGAGCGCTGTTTTGAGCCACGCCGATGCCGCCCTTATCATAGAGGTAGCCCAGATTGTGTTCCGCTTGCGCGTCGCCCTTGTCGGCGGCCTGCTCAAGGTATTCCCTTCCGCGCTCCGCGTCCTGCTTCACGCCGCACCCCATCAGGTACAAAAACCCGAGATTGTTGAGCGCCGACGGCTTGCCTAAGGTAGCGTCATTTTCCCATTCCTGTCGCTTCGCGGCGAGATCACCGACTGCTGCACACGTCTCTTGCTCTGTTATAATGAAATCGCCTGCAAGCGCGTGGGAAAAGGAAGTTGCAATTGATATTCCGGCGCAGGTTGCAGCCAGTATTATTACTTTGTGCCTTTCCGGATTAGTCATTTCAGGCCGTCCATATTGGCTGATCGCCTCTCTGCGGAATGTCAAGGCCAGTTCAAAAACGATGCTCGGTGAATGAGCGCAAGACACAAGTATTTGACCGGTCGCCATCGCTCAGCGCGCAGGTCGGTTCCCGCCGTTACGGATGCAACGAGCGCTGCACTCGGTGCGCAAATCAGGGATGCCAAGATCGCGAATAAGGCGCCAGCGGCCACAGGGCTAGCCAGGACGCGCGCGGCGGGGTTGGGGAGTAGGGTCGCTTCCACGGGCCGCTACGCAAAAAACGGCCGCCGCGAGGACCAGTCGCGACGGCCTCCCTACCAAGTCGGCCGAGGGGGAAGCGGCCGACCCGGATTCTACATCAGCATGGTGCGGGCATGTGCCTGGCGCAGCTGCGACTCCATCGAACGGATGGAGCGCGACGCCGCCGCCAGCGTGTCCGCCCATTTGTCGGCCTTGGTGGGATCGACCGACTTCAAGACGATGCACTCGCCGTCCTTGAAGCCGCCGGCGATCGCGGCGATGATCCGCTCGACCGTCTTCTCCATCCTGCTCATGGCGGCGATATCGTCCTTCGACGGCTCCGGCCTGTCGTCGTCGAACATGCAGCCCTGCTCGATCCTGTCGCGGACGGCTTGCGCCGCCGCCTTGATGCTCGACCAGTCTTTCAGCTTGCCGCTGGAGAACAGCTTCACGATGTTGACCTGATCGGCCGTGGGGAGGTCGACGAGGTCGTTTGCATGGCCGAGCGGGAAGGCACCGCTATCGACCAGCTTCTGGATCGTCTCGTCCAGATTAAGCAGCGCCGTGCGGGCCTTGATGCGCGTCGGCTGGACGCCGATGTCCTTCGCCAGCTGCTCGACCGTCCAGCCGCGGTCGATCATCGCGTGAAACGCCCGCGCTTCCTCCAGCGGCTTGATGTCGGCGCGGGCGAGGTTTTCCACGATCGCCTGCAGCGCCATCTCGTTGTCGTCGATCTTGACGACCTCGCACAGAATGTCGGCCGCCTCGATCAGCTGGTGAGCGCGCCAGCGGCGCTCCCCACCGACGATCTCATAGACCGCCCGGCGGCTTGGCGAGGCCGAGGGCTCGACGTTGTCGGACGCTTGTAGCGCTTCGTCTGAGCTGTTCGCCGATCCAGTCGTCGTGCCGCCACCATTGATCTCCGAGAAATTTGATTTCCTCCGGCGACCACCGGCACCGATGCCCGTTGTTGAGGAAGTCGTTGACTCTAACTCCGACTTGCTCTGCCGCGCTTCGTTTGACGTGGAAGTAGGGAAGGCAACAATCGATGACGTGCTTGACCTCTCTCGCCGCCGCGACGGTCCAGAACTATTGCTCCCAGGTTTTCCCGTGAAAGACTCGGTGTGATGGAGCGACGGTGCCGACGCACCATGCGTCTCGCAACCATCGGCAGATCGTTGCGCCGTCGTTTGTGACTGACTGGCTGACGACGACGCGGAACCGGTTGCCTTTGACGCTGATCGTTCCCTCTCCGTCGATGAAGCCGACCGTGTAGGCGACGACTTCGATTGGAGGTCGAGCAAAGTGTTCCATTCTGCGATGTTCTCCGATGTGATTTCTTCGATTCGACCGTCGGTCAGGAAAACCGGGCGAACCGTGATGGCCTGGATAAGGCCGCGCTCGCGGATCGATTCAGCCAGCTCGCGAAGCTTCACCGGGTCGAAATGCTTGCGCGGCTGGTCGAGGTTCGGGATAACAAGGTTGAGGGGGATGCGCTTCTTCATGGTCGGGCTCCGTGGTAGGGAATTTCCTAGCAACATCAATAACTTAGTATGTAACCGATATGGATACAAGTGGTTACTAAGAAAAGTTCCGATCAGCGGGCCCCCCGCTTGCGCGCGCGACCGCCAGCAACGAAGCCGTGCAAAATGGTAATCCTGCCTCGGCGTCTGATGATCAGGGAAGCGGAAGCATGGCTGGTATCAAAGTTTCCAACAACAGCGGTCAAGGGAGCGGCAGCGGTGCATCACTCAAGGTCCGCAGGTAGGCAATGAGGTCCGCCCGCTTGTTTCCCTCCTTCAAACCCGGGAAAGACATGTCCGTACCGGGCAACGTGAGCGAGGGATTCGAGATGAAGAGATTGAGCTCCTCAAAGGTCCATTTGCCGCCAGCGTCTTTCAGAGCCGCCGAATACTGGACATCGCTTTGGGATCCTTTCTCGCGCCCGACGATGCCCCACAGATTGACCTTTTTGGGCACCTTGACGCCCGGCGAAAGATGACAGGCGACGCAGGTGCTGTCGTATATCTCTTTGCCCGATTGAGCGTTTGCTGATGCAAGGAGTGCGGAAATCGGCGCGATGGCCGGTCTTGCGGCGCCATGATCGCGCAAGTACGCCGCGACGTCCTCGTGGCCTCCGACCTTGGCCAGATGTATCGGCGGACTTCCATTCGACGTCAGGGCGTTGACGTCTGCTCCGGCGCCGACAAGGTGGATAACGCACTCAAGGCAGCCATTTTCGGCAGCAACATGCAGCGGCGTCTGCGCTTTCGCCACCCGATTTGGATCGGCCCCGTTGTCTAGCAGCAGCTTGACGATGGCAGCATGCCCACCCTTATTGGCGGCGTAGAGTGGCGTTCTTTGCCAACTGACAGGCAGGTTGACGTCTGCCCCACGCTTGATCAGCAGCGCTGCCAACTCGACATTTCCACGTTCGGAGGCGATGTAGAGCGCCGTAACACCGTCGATTTCGTTGACATCTGCGCCTTTGTCCAAGGCGGAGGTCACGGCCGCGACGTCGCCATCCTTGACCAAATCCCCCAAGCTGCTCGCTTGCGCGGGCAGGGCCAGGAGGGCGCACGAAACCCACAGCGTCCACATGCGTCCCGGCTTGATCATTGCACCCCTCTAGGCTGCTCGTATCTCACCCTGCAATTTAACCGAACGCAGAGAGTTAGTACACGCTAATATATGAAGAGGGGACGACGATCGGCTGGACGGTGGTGGTGTGTCGATGTTCATGCCGGCCACCCTCAGTCTATATTGCAGTGAACGAGCGCGGCCGCGTAGTCGACGCCGGTCTCTTCGGCATAGATTGCGGCCTGATCGCCGGGACGATTGGTGGCGGCCGCCGTCGGCTCGGCCTTGGCAATGGCTTCGGTCACCATCGCATTGCTTTTCAGGCTTGGGTCTCGGATGACGCAGAGTTTGAGCGCCGCAAGGATGTCCGGCCGCGCCTGTTCGCGCGGGATCGCGGCGCGCAAGCTGGCCAGGATGTCACCGACGCCCTTCTGCAGCGGATCACTCTCGAAGCCGGAAATGAACGACTCGGCCTGAGTCAGAGCGTCGACGGTGTTGCTGGCGTGGTCGAAGGCCAGCCTTTCGACGAGCTCGTCGCGAAGCGTGGCGGCGGACTCGAGCGTGAGGGTTTCACACGCCCGCGACCCTCCCTTCGGGCCGTAGAACGAAAGCACGACTTCGCCCTTGCCTCGCGCGGCGCTGTTCAGCGATTCCATCGTGCCCTTGGCGGCGATGCTGATGTAAATCGCGTCCATCACATTTCCCCTTCGAGCTTGTCGGCCAAGGGCGAAATGACCTCGTCCCAGATCGCATTGCAGATTTCGTTGTCGGCATGGTCGGACACGACATCGTAGCCCGAATTGCCATAGATCAGCTGGAACCAGCCGAGCTTGTCGCCGGTGGGACTTCGCAGATGGATGCCATCCTCGTCGGTCGAAAACAGCGCCAGCATGATTGCCGCCTTGTCGTCGGAACGCCTCACCACCCAATCCTCGCTGTCGTAGACGGAAATCAGGTAGCCCCGGTCGAGGCAGGCCTTCACCAGGGCGCGGGCGATGCGGCGTTCGGCGCGGATGCGGTTCGCGGTGTCGTGCGACCGGCGCGCCAGCGCCTTCTCGATCGCTTCGTCGAAGCCGGTCTTCGGCTCGCCCATCTCGGCATCCTCGGCCAGCCGGGCGGAAAGCGCCTGGTTGCCCGAGGCGGCGAGAGCATTGCAGATCGCCAGCATCTCGGCCGGCGTCACGTTGATGGTCATTGTCTTTCTCCGTGGTAGGGGGTTGGGTCTCGAGGAAGGCGCGGGGATCAACCCCACGTCAGTCCCCAGCGCTTGGCGCAAACCGGCCCGTCGCCGACATCGATGGAGCGGTGGTCGGTCAGCTCGATCGCGCAGAAACAGCAGTTGCCGGTGCGCTTGCCGTGGGCGGCGCCGGCCTTCGAAGGGTTCTCGGCCAGAGCGGTCAGAGCCGAGACCGGGCCGTCGGGACCGGGCGACCGACGCGAGCGGGTGAACTCGCCCTTGCGGTCGATGCGGCCGTACCAGTCGCGGCTCTCGAACGAGCCCGGCGACGAGACGTTGATCTGGCCGGCGTGAGAGGAACGCTCCCCAGCGAGAGCAAGGACGACCGTCTCGCCGTTGACGTCGAAACGGATCTTCGGATGCTTGAGCTTGTTGGCGATCGCCGTGTCGAACAGCGCGATCAGGCCATCCATCGAGCCGACCTTGGCCTTTGGCGCCGCGGGCTCGCCGGCTTGTGCGCGCTGGGTCAAAGTCGCCACCCAGGGCCACTGCCGCTCCGAGAGACTCGAGCGGCTGTCATACTGGTGCAGGAGGGATGCGGCGAACTCCGCGTCGCGGCCGTGCAGCTTCGGGGCTGACTGGCGCAGAGCTTCGATTTCGAGGTTCATGTCTGGTCTCCGTGGTAGGGATTTCCCAGATCGGTGCGGCTCCGGCGGTTATGCTAGGCCTGGCCCGTCCCCGGTTCGATTTCACTCGGCCGGTCAGTTTGACGAGAAGTCACCAATCGCCGGCCCGTTGCTGAAAGGGGAGTTCCGGCGAAGGCTGCAGCGGTGAAAGGAAACGGCTTTCTGCTGCACCGATCTGAATTTCTAAGTTACTTCAATAACTTAGCCTGTTACCAAATCGGTTACAAGTGGGCATAAGCCAAAAAGCCGAATAATTTCAAGTACTTCGGCGGTGGTCAGTTCACCTGCTTGAAGCGGGATTCCAGGACGGCGCCGGAAATCGAGAGCTGGTCGTCGCCGGATTGCACGATTGCCTGATCGACGTGTTCCGGGTTGATGCCGATCACCTTCCAGACGCGGCCCTGGCGGTCGGGCGCCTCGGCGCCGAGGTAGGACGCGACCTGGAGGGGCTGCGGCGGCTGGCGGAGGCGGTATTGCGCCGGCAGCTTGGGATGGTGCCAACCGCAGCCCTCGGCCTCCAGGCCATGTTCGAACACTTCGAGCCGGAGCTTTTCTTTCAGCCAGACCGAGATGTAGGCGCGATGGCAATACTGGTTGTCGGTCGGGGCCTCGTAGCAGAGCAGGGCGACGTCCCTGCCGCCCGAGAGGTCTTCCATCTTGGCGACGATCCGGCCAGGATGGAGCCTGTCGAGGCCTTCGAAGTAGAGCTGCTTATACTCGCGCTCGCTGGCGGTCTTGAACCATTCGCCTGGGGCGAGTTCGGGCATTTTGCGGTAGCCCGCCGGATATCCTCGCGGCGTGCCCCTCGACACTCCGATTTTCTGGATTTCGGGCGGGAGCTTGGTGAGCCAGGAGCTGGTGAAAATGCGCATCTTCGACTCTTTCGGTGGTAGGGCTTTGGACAGGTCCAAATGTAAATCCGGTGAACTTCTCAAGCAACCAAGATGACACTGTGTGTTACCATTTTGGTACGTTGCCTCACCCGTACATCTGCATTAGGTATGGGTTCTCTCCAGCGCCTTCGGGCGCTGTCCTGTGGTAGGGATGGAGAGGAGGGCCGATCAGGGGCAACCCGGTCGGCCTTTGATATTTCCGGCGCGGCTGCGGCGCCTCGAAGCGCACTTCGGGATAATTGACCCACGCCGTCACCGTCTCGAAACTGATGGCGCGCGGCAAGCTCTTGACGTCGTCGAGCAGCGTTCGTCCTGCCAGGATCCCATTGCCCGCGAACTCGGCGCCCGAGCGGAAAAACTGGAACGTCCTTCGCCATGGTCCGGTTGAGAGCCAGAGGTCCAGGCCCGGCGCCAACTCCACGCGGTCGAGGCTGTCGCTCTCAAGAAGTTCGCAGAAGAGCTGGTGCCCCAGAGGGCGCGGCGTCTGGTAGTCGATGGCGCGCCGGAGTGTGGCATCGATCAGGATGAAGCGCATTGCAGTTCTCGTGCCTCGAGGCGTTGGTTGATGGTGGGGAGCGTCTCGCTGGCAAACAATTCGAGCCACCACTTGATCAGCTCGGCCTGGTAGCGGTCGTCGGCCGCACGATGGCGGGGCTCGCGTAGCTGTCGCTCGATCCAGTCAAGCCGGTCGCGAAGCTCCGGCCGGTAGAGCAGATTGCGGAATGCATCTGCGAGCCGCATGTCCAGGGCGTAATCCCCGGTGCAGCCGAGGGGCGACCAGTCGCTATGCCAGGACGACCACATGTCGAGGGCCTGGCTGATGGTGGGGAGCCGGCGCCGCCGCTCCTCCTCGTCTTCTGGTAACGGGCGAAACACTTTTGGACTCCGTGGTAGGGATAACGATCCTATGATGTAACCAATTTGGTTACAATATGGTCAAGCTAAAAGTAATTTCTGCGGCCGTCCTTCCATAGCTTGACCGTGACGGTGTTCACGTAGGTCCCGACCTCGGCGAAGGATCCGTGCGGCAGATCGCGGAACTGGCCGTTCAGCTTCTCGATCAAGGCCCGGAAAGCGATGGCCTTGCGAGTTTCGCGAAACTCGGTGCCGGCCGACATGATGGCCGCGAGGCACCCGCCGTCTTCCAGGAAGTCGAGGGCGTGCACGACATGGTCGATATCGCGCTCCATGTCGAACGGCGGGTTCATGATGATGCGATCGTATTTTCCCGTCACGGAGGGGCGCAGCGCCAGGAAGTCGGCGGCGTACACCTTGCGGTATTTGCCCTGCGCCTCGAGCGCGGCGGCAAGCGCTGGCTGTAGCTCCACGCAATCGACCTGGTTGTCGAAGCGGTATTCCTTGCGCCAGCGGTCCATCCGGGCCTCGTCCCCATATCCGTAATGATCGGCGAAATCTTCGATGCCGGTCAGGCAGCGGCGCGCCAGATTGCCGGTGCCGGCGCTGGGCTCCAGGATCCGAAGGCGCGGCTTCTCGATAGGCTGGAGAAGGGGAATGCTCTTAAGCAACTCCTCGGCCGCGGCGTCGGGCGTCGGGAAGAAACCGAAGTTCTTAGCCGGCGTGGTCTTCCGGTTGCGGAAAAGGTCGTCGGGTTCCTGGGTCTGCCCGTCGCCGATCACCTCGCCGTAGTATTCGGCGAGCATCTTGTTGACCCTTTCCACCAGGTCGTCACGCGTGAACCAGAGATGGGCATTGCCGTTCTTGTAGGCGACGATCCTGAAATACTCGCCGTGATGTTCGGACTGCTGAGGCTGAAAGCCCCTGCGCTCGGCTCGCACCTGGTTCTCGATGCTGTTGTAGGTCGGCTTCTTGCCGTCGAGGATTGAGAACGTCCGCTCGATATCGCGCACCGTCTCCCATGTTCCGCCCCACGTTACGTTGCCGTGGTCGCGGTCAAAGGCGTAGGGCAGGATCATGCGGCTGCCGACCTTGAAGCCGTCGTGCGAACGGAAACGGCGATCGAGCTTGGAAAACGCCGTGGCGATGCCCCGGCGGAAGATCATTTCGGATTCGCCGGCCCACTTGTCGATCGTGGCGTACACGTTGTCGACGGTCACCGGCGGGATCCCCATGATCTCGTCGAGATTGACCAGTTCCTTTCCGTTGCCGTGCCGGTGGTCGTAGCGCTCCGGCACCCACCTGAGAGTGTCGCGCAGCTCGTCCTTGGCCTGCTTGTCCATCAGGATCTCGAGGTCGGTCATCTGGACCAGGTAATGCCAGCACGAGATATCGATCAGGCGGATTGCTGTGCGCTTCCACTGCTCGGCGTCTGGCAAATCGACGGCTTCGAAAAATGCCCTGACCTCGTGGTTGTCGCGGTCTCCGTATCGAGAGCAGGCATGATCTCCGGCGGCCGCTTTCCAGAGCGCCGCCGCCTTCTTCAATTCCCGGTCGGCTTGCTCCATTGAGGCGAACGCCCCGTGATAGGCCGCGACCGCGGCGTCCCGATAGGCGACGATCTGCTCGATCGTGTTGCGCGGGATGAGCGCGTTCATGGGCTGATCCCTTCTGCGATGCAAAGAGTCTTCCAATCGACGTATGCAATCGACACACCGCAGCGCGTGAAATGGCTGTCTCTCTGTTCCCAACCTGCGGCTCGGGCGGCGGTCTCCCATAGGTCGGGCGCGTCCACCGGCTTGAAGGATCGCGCCTTGTGCATGCGCTGGAAGGCGAACGCGTCGCCAAGCTCGCTCACGAACTCGTAGCGCTTGCTGCCGTCGAGCAGGGTGAACTCGTATTCAGTCATCTTGTCGGTCATGGTCTCTGGTCTCTGTGGTAGGGGTTGGTGGGCGACGGGACTTCCTCCCGCCGCCCTATCGAAGGGATTGTTTGCCTCTCTCAGTGCATCGCGCCTCCTTCTGCTGGTGCGTCAGCTTCCATGTCCGCTTCGGCCGCCTGGAGGTCGGCGAGCCGGTCGCGGCAGGAAGAGCAGCGGCAGCTTTCACTGCTGTCGAAGGGAAAAGGGGTTAGGCAGTCGTCGCAGTAGGGCATCTTTCAACCGTGGTAGGGAAAAACCTTGTAACCACAGTAACTTAGTCAGTTACCAATTTGGTTACAATGCAACCACGGACAAAAAATCGTGTTCGCCCAGTGCAGTTGTCAGGATGCGGCCCTAGCGGTCGCGATCGCGCTAGTCGCGCTGCTCGCGCTTGTAGTAGATGGCGCCCCAGACCGCGCCGGGGGCGACCAGCACGCCCAAGATGCGACTGCTGTAGAAGGCCCATGATGAGCACGCCTGCAAGCGCGCCGGGCGATGTTGCCCGGCCGTCGACAGGGTGGGCGACCGCCAAACTCGCCTAACCAGGCGAACTGCGAGCAAGCCAATCCGGCTCAAGTTGCAATGCTTCAATCTGACGTCGAGGGCTTGGCTCGTGTGAGCAGCATCAGAGCGCCAAAGCCGAGCGCGCCAGCCTGGCCGCGGGACCAGCTTTTCCAATTGCTCTTGCGCAATTCTGGGAGTCGATATCAACTGAGCAGCGTGTCGCCGGAGCTGCCGGAGGTCAGTTGTGGCTGAAGAAGCCATCGTTTCTGCCGATCCCCTTTATCTGACTGCGCTCGCAAGCCTCGGCGCAAGCGTGCCAGAACGTCTGACGGCCTTTGTCCCCAATAACAGTATCGCCGTCCTTCCTTTCGTGAACATAAGTGGCGAGACCGCTGAGGAGCAGTTCACCGACGGCCTGACCGAAGACATCATAACGGACCTATCAAATGTCTCGGGCTTTCTCGTCATCGCACGCAATTCAACGTTCGCATACAAAGGCAAATCCGCTGATGTTCGTGAGATCGCTCGCGACCTAGGTGTCAAATACATACTTGAAGGTAGCGCCCGGCGATCCGACAAACGCCTTCGCATCAATGTGCAGCTTATCGACGGTGCAGACCGGGGCAATCACGTCTGGGCCGAACGCTTTGATCGGGAACTATCTGATATTTTTGAGCTGCAAGACGAAGTTACCCGACGAGTTGTGGAAGCGATTTCCGGCAAGATAGGCGTAAAAAACATTTCTTCGCGGTCAAAGCCATCCAATCTCGAGGCCTATGACCTTTGCGTTAGGTCGCGAGGAAAATGGGACATTTCGAGATCAGACACCAATGAGGCGTCTGCTGATCTGGAGCGTGCTGTCTCGCTGGACCCAAATTATTGCGAGGCCCACAGCAATCTTGCCGTCTCACTGCTACACGGCTGGATGATTTGGGGAGGGCCGCAGATGCCCGGCCGCGCCAAGGCTCTGGTGCACGCGCGACGAGCGGTGGAAATCGACCCGGATGATTCTCACGCTCGCGCGATTCTAGCTTACGTTCAGCTTTATGAGCGCAATTGGGATGAAGCAAAGCTCCAACTAGATGCTGCGGTTCGGCTAAATCCCAACGACGCACATGCGGTTGCGTTGAAAGGTGAGCTTCAATTCTACTTAGGCAATCCGCAAGCGGCGCTGGTGGCTTGTGCGGAGGCACTGCGTTTGAATCCTCGTCCGCCGGGTGGGTATTTCTGGATCATGGGAATGGCGCAAATATCCTCCGGTCAGTACGAAGAAGCTGTAGTGTCCTTGAGCCGGGAAGAAACCTATGGGACGGGTTCGAGAGAGTCTCTGATTGCCGCGCTTGCCCTTTCCGGTCGCCTCTCTGAGGCACAGGAGGAAGCTCGTCTATTTCTTACGGTCAATCCAAATTGGAGGTTCGGTGATCTGGCGGCGAACTCACCCTTCAGAGAGGTGAGCATTGGGCAGCCATTCATTGGTGGTTGGCGTTTGGCGGGCCTACCAGAGTAGGCAACGCGGGTCCTCTCGCAAACATCGAAAAAGCGCCTCGGATAAGCTCCCGGCCTCTTCCCATTGACAGGCACTACAACACCCGTAAACTCGAATGGTGGATGAAAGTAGCTTTCGTTATGCCCGACGAAAAGCCAACGCTTACGCTTCCCCTAGTGGGCATAGACCCGCTTCTGTTAGACGCGTTCTCGCAATATGAAGGGCCATCCCAACAAAACTCACTGAGACAAGATCGAACCTCTACCGGCGCTGGGGCGAAGATCGTCGACAGGATGGGCGCAGGACTGGAGCTCGATGCTCCGCCACACGCGCCGGTCCCAATTTTCGCATCTATCGCGGTACTTCCATTCTCCGACGTCGGGGGCGGATCGGATCACGCGTATTTCGCCGAGGGAATATCCGAGGACATCCTGACCGAACTTTCGCGATTTAGAGGCTTGTTGGTCATCGCGAGAAATTCGTCATTCGCGTTCAAGGGTGAAAACGTCGATATCAGGGCCGTCGCAAAAGAGCTGAACGTCGACTACGTCGCGACGGGCAGTGTGCGGCGAGCGGGGAGCAGGGTCCGGGTGGCTGTTCAACTGACCTATGCTCCTACTGGGCATGAAGTTTGGGCCGAGCGCTATGATCGCGATGTCGTAGACATATTCGCCGTGCAGGACGACATTGTCAGGACGGTTGCGGTGACGCTTGAAGCGCGCCTCGGGCAGGCAATAGCAAGTCACGCGGCCCCTCGGAGTGTTCCGACGTTGGCCGCGTATGAATGTATCCTGTTGGCGCGAAAGTACGATGAGTTGCATGATTCAGCCCGCGCCAGGCCCTTTGCAGAGAGGGCGCTCGCCCTTGATCCAAGTTCATCGCAAGCTCATTCCGCAATGAGCTATTGTGCCTACATCGATTGGTTGCAAGAACCCGATGACGAAACCCTCGAAAAGATGGTCGCGTATGCGAATGCCGCCGTGCTGCTCGATAGGGGGGACGCTTCTGCTGAAGCACTTTTGGGCATGGCTCTGACATGTCAGCAGAAGTATGACGAAGCGGGCTCTCATCTCCAGCGCGCTCTAAGCCTTAATCCGGGTGAAACGAAAGCGCTGGCCTATTATTCAGAGTGGCTCGTTCGCACGGGCGACGCCGAAGAGGCTCTGCGGAACATGGACGAGGCCCTTTTGCGAGACCCTATTCCGCCGCCATGGCATTGGGAGATCCGCGGAATGGCGTTCTTAGTGCTGGAAAGGTACGCCGAAGCCATTCAAGCTTTCGCCCGTCAGACGAGGCAATTCTGGTACATCGCCGCCTACCTTGCGATCTGTTTCGCTAGGCTTGGCAGGATGAATGAAGCTACAGCCGAACTGAATAAGGCGCTACAGGTTGTACCTGATCACGAAACTCTTCGCATTCAAGTTGTGAACGAGTTTGTCAGCCAGGGCACCCGCGATAAACTTTCTTACGGGCTTTCCCTCGCCGGGCTCGACTAAGGCGAGGAGTCTTGCGCAACGGGACGGTCTGAGTGCCTAACCTTATCGCAGTGGGGGATGCCAATGGCGATTCACGAAGAACTGCAGCGTTTCTGGGAAGCCTATGTCGCTGCCTATCGTGCCGCCGACGCTTCAGCATTAGGAGCGATGTTCACTCCCGACGCCGAGGTGCATTCGCCCTATGCACCCCCAGCTCGCGGCCGTGATGAGATTGCGGCCCTCCATGCAGCTTGGACACAGGGCCACGGAGAAGCAGGCGACAAGACGATGAGGGTCATACAAGCAGGTATGTCGGGCGAATTGGCTTGGAGTCTCGCAAGCTATTCGGAAGGTCTTGAGACCGGAAACGGTACGTCGGTCTCTATCTTCGAGCAACAAGGCAACGGTTCGTGGCTGATACGAATGTGCTCCCTCAATAGCACCGATTGACCTCTTCCCGCGAAGTGGGCGCGACCCCGCCGAGGGCGTGAATTGCCCGGATCATTGACTGCAACATTCAGGTCCTTAAGCTATCGCTAAAAGGCCGGGCGCGCGTGGATTGGATCATAAACTACCAAGGTATTTTGGGCCCGCTAGTTGCTCTCTTCGCGGCGTTGATCGGCTTCGGAGGAGTAATCTATTCGCAAAGGGCGCTGGCAAAGGAATCCGCTAGGCGGCGGTCGCACGAAGAGGCTCTCGCCAAAGCCGATGCCGAGGCGGACCGCCGACAAAAGCTCGCGTCTGTCGTCAACGCAATTCTTGGCGAAGTGCAGGCACTTGGGTTGGCGCTTGCGGACGCATCGCGCTTATTGACCGCACAAATCCAGATCGCCGAGGCTATCGCCAAGGAAAGCGGAGACAAGAAAACGCGGCCACGCATCTCCTTCCGATTCGAGACACCGATTTTCAACGCTTACGTTGCGAGCATCGGGTTGCTTGAACCGGAAATGGCCTTCAAGGTTGCCAACTTCTACGGCCGCCTGATGTCGCTCGGAGTACATGATTCTGCGGAAGCGCCCGAAATGGTAGCGAGCTTAGCCGTGCGGGTAATGCGTTCAGTGGAGGTGACTCTATCGACAGTCCAGTCTGAGGCTGACGGCCTCGTCGATCTGCTCAAGTCCCACAAGCTCAGGTAGCCAGAACAAATGCCTACCGATTTCTGAGATGCCCGCCGAGTCTCCGTGGTAGGGATTGTTGCCAAAACGGTTGCAAAACACACTTGACAAAAAGCCAGGGGAGCAGGCAGAAATCGCGCAGCCTGATATTGCTTTGCGATTCGGCCGGTCCCTGAAAAATCAGTTGGTGTTGAAGCGGTCCGGCGATGGCTGAATGCCGGCCTCTTTCGCCACAAAGCCCACGACGTCGAGCACGTCATCAGAGCTTAGTTTCTCGATGGATTCGGCAAAGCGCCGCTTGAAATAGGTCTGGTGCTCGGCGCCGGCGTAGCGGGCCATGCCGATGGCAGCGGCGAAGGTGATCGCTTCGAGGCGCGCGCCGCCGAAGCCGGACTTCTGATGGAGGCTGGCGGCGAGGTCGTTGAGGGTCATTGGTCGGTCGTCCGTGGCAGGGAGTAACCGTTCTGGTTACAAATATCTTATTCGGTTACACCCCCGATGCAAGAGAAAAAGCGAGGCCCTTGCCGTTATGTTTCAAGGCGTTGTGCCGAAGGAGTGCATCGCGCAAATCCTTCGCGTCTCTGAGGTCGACAAGTGGGGACGGGTCTATAACTGCTGCTCCGGAACGTTCCGGTTCGAGCAGATCACCCTCGCCACTTTCCCCGGCGTCGAGATGCATTCCAACGACGTCAGCCTCTACTCGTCAGCCATCGCCGGCTACGTGCTGGGCAAGCCGATAGACTATGAGTTTCACGGCGCGCTCGACTTCGTGAACGAGTTCAATTTTCGGGAGCCCGATCAGCGCCTCGCCGCGTTGGCCGTCGGGTTCAATCTCGGCCGCTTCGCTGGCGGCAAGGCGAACGCCTACAAGACCAGCCATCGCGAGCACCTGGTTGAGAACTTCGGCAGCTATGTCGAGCGCACCCTGGAGAAGGTCCGCAAGCTTCCGGGCATGATCCCGATCAAGAGCTATTCGCCGCGCGACTGGATCCTGCATCTCGAGGAGGCGATCGACCGCAAGGCCGCGATCTTCTCCTACCCGCCGTTCTACAAAGGCGGCTACGAAAAGATGTTCGAGTTCCTGGCCGAGAACATCAAATGGGGAGCTCCCCGATATGAGCTGTTCGACCCCAAGGCGCTGCGCGGTCTCATCGAGCGCGTGCGGCAGGCGGGCGTCCCCTACTGCATCCTCTCGGACCAGATTTACGACGATCTGAAACCGGAGCTGGAATTCGTCTCCGGGCGCGGCCATCCGCACTACTGCTACGTGTCGACAGGCAAGTCGTCCTACCTGCAGCTCGTGCCGCGGTCGGCGCCGTTCCGCTACAAGCCGATCGACATCGACAAGATCAAGCCGGATTCGGTCGTGACGATTGGCCGGGCCGATGCCGCCCAGATGACGTTCCTCAAGGACGTTTACCTCAAGAAGGGCATCACCCACACGCCCGGCATGGTGAACTATCTGGTGCGGGTCGACGACATGCTGGTCGGCGGCCTGATCTACAACCTCGACAAATTCGCGAAGCGGTCGATCTACCTGCTGTCCGACTTCGCCATCTCGCGCGAGGGCAGGCTGTCAAAGCTAGTCACCAGGCTCGCCTGCAACGGCGAGCTGCTGCGCGACATGGGCAAGCGCTTCATCGACCGTTTCGACAAGGTGCAAACCTCGGCGTTCTCGGATCATCCCGTCTCGATGAAATATCGCGGCATCTTCGAGCAGACCAAGCGCGAAGAGATCGACGAGCCGGAAGGCAAGTTCCGCCTGCATTACGTCGGCGCCCGCATCGACGAGACGCCGCAACAAGCGTTCGAGTGGTGGTATGGCAAGCACTTCAAGCGTTGACTGGAAGGCCCTTGATATCGAGGCGCGCCAGGTTGATCCGAACACGCTCCGCCGCCGCGAGAAGAACGCGCACTACATGGCACCGGCCATGTTCAAGCGCCTTGTCGAGAACGTCAAAATCGATGGCCGCCTCACCACCACGGTCCTGGCGTGCGAGAACAAGGACGGCTCTCTCGAGATCCTGTCGGGACATCATCGCACGGCCGCGGCGATCGAGGCCGGCTTGCCGATGGTCGACGCGCTCGTGATCACCACCCCGTTGAGCGAAAAGCGCAAGGTGGCGATCCAGCTCAGCCACAACTCGATCAACGGCGAGGATGACCAGTCGCTGCTTGCCCAGCTCTACGCCTCGCTCGACATTGATGCGAAGAAGTTCTCCGGTCTCGATGACAGCGTGCTCTCTGGTGACAAGGGACCAGGTGCGACAGCGCTCGGCGGGGCGAACATCAAATACGACGAGCTGCTGTTCTCCTTCCTGCCGGAAGACCGCGTGCGTTTCGAGGTAGAGCTGGAGGCACTCGCCAAAAGGGCCAAGCGCTTCCGCATCCATGCCGCGCCGCAGTCGAAGTTCGACGAGTTCTTCGACGCCATCGTGCGCACCAAGAGCCAGCTCAACATCGTCAATTCGGGCATCGCCCTCTCGGTCATGGCGCGCCTTGCCGGCGAGCGGCTGGATCAACTCGAAGCGGAAGCGGAGGACAAATCCGATGCGGCATGAACTGCCCAGCTTGCGCGGCTCGTTTCCCAAGCCCGAAGCGCCCATCGCCGGCCCGCCATTCGGCACCCCGTTTATCGTGGTGCTCGCCATCCTGTCGTTCACCTTCGTCATGTGCCTCGCACGCGTCCTCCTTCCATGATCCAGATGCATTCGTGTGTGTGTAACGTAGTGCCGGTGGTTAGCGTGGCCGCAGCGTCAAGCATTATGGGTCAGTTTGCATTTCGGCGCATGTTTGCAGACCTTATGCCCAGCAAGGCTTTGCGGCCCGATTTGACCAGCACAATCGCATTCGGTTCGGCTCGCGGCATGATGTCCATGCGTTGCGGGATGGGTGGCAAAAAAAAGAGCCATCCCGAACATTCCGAACACTCGCACGCGCGAGTCGTCCGGTGATCAAGACCACGACCAGCGTGACGACATCGAAGCCGAAGGCCAAGGCCAAGGCTGAAGCGGCCACAGCGAAGCCGAAAGCCGAGCCGAAAAAAAAGCCGGCGCGCGGCAAGAACAAGCCGGCCGGCAAGGCATCGCCCCCTGTGGCGCCGAAGCCTGCTCCCAAACCTGAGCCGACGCCACTGCCGAAGCCGGCGGAAGGCAACCGGGGCGGGGCATCGCCGAAGCTGACCGAGCGCGATGTGCCGCGCGTGATCGCGATGCTGCGTCAGTGCGGCGGCATTAAGACGGTCGCGGCGGAGAAGCTGAACGTCGGCCGCACCACGCTCTACGCCTTCCTGAACGAGCATCCTGAAATCCAGGAGGCCGATTCCGAGATCGCCGACGAGCTGCTCGACGTTGCCGAGGGCCAGGTGGTGATCGCGCTTCGCTCTGGCGATTTGCAGACCGTGCGCTGGTACCTGGAGCTCAAAGGCAAGGACCGGGGCTATGTGCGCCGCGTCGAGCAGACCGGCAAGAACGGCGGTCCGGTCGAGACGCAAGCACGGGCGAACCCGAAAGACTACACCGACGAGGAGTTGGACGTCCTGATTGCGGCAGCGCAACGACGGAAGGCCGCCGAAGCGCAAGGGTGAATTGAATGGCGCAGAAGTCTGCCGCCGCCCGCGCGCCGCTCATTGCCCCCGACCTCGAAGACCTGCTGATCGAGCGAGACCGGCGCAAGGCCAAGGGATCGTTCGCCGAGTTCGTTAAGATGGCCTGGCTCGAACTCGAGCCAGAGACGCCGCTGGTATGGAACTGGCACATGCAGGTGGTTTGCGACCATCTGCAAGCGCTGGTCGAGGGCAAGTTTCTCGAGCTGGGCCTCCGCAACCGCCTCGTCATCAACGTGCCGCCCGGCACATCGAAATCGCTTCTCGTCTCGGTGCTGTTGCAGGCCTGGGAATGGGGACCGGCCGGCCGGCCCGGCATGCGGTATCTGTCGACAGCGTATAACGACGGGCCGGTGAATCGCGACACCCGCAAATGCCGCGATCTGATCCTGTCGCGCTGGTACCAGGATCGCTGGCCCGAGGTTTATCTCAGCCGAAGGGCCGAGACCTCGTTTGCCAACAACAGCACCGGCACCCGCGAGGGCGTGGCGTTTGGCTCGCTCACCTCGCAGCGTGGCGATCGCCTGATCATCGACGATCCGCACTCGACCGAGACGGCGGAATCGGCGACCGAGCGCACCGCCACAACCCGCAAGTTTCGCGAGGGCGCGCAAAACCGCCTGAACGACCAGAAGCGCAGCGTGATCATCGTCATCATGCAGCGCCTGCACGAGGCCGACGTCACCGGCGTCATCCTCGACGGCAAGATGGATTATGTTCATCTCTGCCTGCCGATGCAGTTCGAGCCGGACCGTTGCTGCTACACCCCGGTCAAGGTTTCCAGCTCCGTCGGCGAGCCGATCCTGGCGCGCTATGACGCGAGCAAGCAACACTGGTACGGCGAGAACGACAATCTGCCAGACGAGCGTCGCGCCGAGATCGAGGCGATCAAGCTCCAGCTCGTCTGGCGGCAGGATCCTCGCACCGTCGACGGCGAGATCCTCGATCCGATCCGCTTCCCGCCTGATGAGCTGAAACAGCTCTACAACGACATGACGTCGTATGCCGTCGCGGGCCAGTATCAGCAGCGCCCAGCGCCGCGCGCCGGCGGCATGTTCCAGCGCGCCTGGTTCGAGGGGCGCATCGTCAGGGCAGCGCCGAAGGGTACGATCTGGGTCCGCCATTGGGACTTGGCCGGGACTCGAGGCGGCACTGGCGCGCGCACCGCCGGCGTCAAGCTCGGCCGCGATCCCGAGGGCCGGTACTATGTCGGCCATGTCGTGACGCTTCGCGAGGAAGGCAAGTCGGTCCGCAAGACCATCGAGACGCAGGCCGCGCTCGACGGGAAGACGGTCCACATCAGCCTGCCGCAAGATCCTGGTCAGGCTGGCAAGGCGCAGGTGCAGGATTTCGTCGCCCAGCTCGCCGGCTACAAGGTGCATGCCGAGGGCGAGACCGGCGACAAGGTCACGCGCGCCGAGCCGTTCGCCGCTCAATGCGAGCACGGCAACGTCTACATCGTCGAAGGTGAGTGGAACACGCTCTACCTCGACGAACTCTGCCTGTTCCCAGCCTCCAAGCTGATGGACCAGGTCGACGCATCTTCCGGAGCCTTTACGAGGCTGCTCAACATCAAGGGGGCCATGGTGATCAGCGACGACGTTCTTCGGCGCGCTGCCCAGCCGGGGCCGCGATGATCAAGAAACTTTGGGGCGCATTGCGCCGTCGTTGGACATGCGGACCAGTCGCCGACGTCCCTGCGTCGGCGCCGCCGGCAGCGGTTCCTCCAGGAGCGCGTCCTCCCACGCGCATCTCGGATGCGATGCTGTCGGCGATCCGCGCGCAAGCGGCCGCACCGAAGCAGCCGGTGCCGGTCTTCACCCTGCCCAAGCACCCGGATGGCGTGCTCCCGTCGGGCAACACGGGGCTTGCCATGGACAGCGCCGTCGGCGCGGTTCAGAGCTGGGCGAACGCCTTCGCGCTGAGCGGCTACTTCTCGGAGGGGATCACCTTCCTCGGCTACGCCTACCTCTCGGAGCTGGCTCAGCGCCCGGAATACCGGGTGATCTCCGAGACCATCGCGACCGAGATGACGCGCAAATGGATCCGCTTCACCTCGAACGACGGCGAGGATAAGGCCGACAAGATCGCGGAGCTGGAGGCCGAGTTCAAGCGCCTCAACGTGCGCGACATCTTTTGCCGCGCCGCCGAGCAGGATGGCTTCTTCGGCCGTGGTCACATCTACATCGACACCGGTGACACTGACGACTCGGACGAGCTGCAAAAGCCGATCGGCGACGGCTGGGACAAGCTCAGCGTCACCAAGTTCTCCAAGAAGCCGATCAAGGCGCTGCGCACCGTCGAGGCGGTCTGGTGCTATCCGACCAACTACAACTCGAGCGATCCGCTCAAGGACAACTGGTATCGGCCCGACAGCTGGTATGTGCAGGCCAAGATCGTCCACACTTCACGCCTCATCACGTTGATCGGGCGCGAAGTGCCCGACCTGTTGAAGCCGACCTATTCGTTCGGCGGCTTGTCGCTGTCGCAGATGTGCAAGCCGTATGTCGACAACTGGCTGGAGACGCGCCAGTCGGTGAACGACATCATCTCGATGTTCAGCGTTTTCCTGCTCGCCACCAATCTCGGCGAGACACTGCAGGCGGATGGCGACCAGCTCTTTCGGCGCGCTGAACTTTTCAACTTGGTCAGGTCCAATCGCGGCTTGATGATGATCGATAAGGATAGCGAGGACTTCAAGAACGTCGCGGCTCCGCTCTCCGGGCTCGACGTGCTCCAGGCGCAGGCGCAAGAGCACATGGCGTCGGTGAGCCACATTCCGCTGGTGAAGCTGCTCGGCACGCAGCCAGCGGGCCTCAACGCCTCATCGGAGGGCGAAATCCAGGTCTTCTACGACTACGTGCACTCGTTCCAGGAACACCTGTTCCGGCAGCCGCTGCACCGCCTTCTCGGCCTGGTGATGATCTCGCTTTGGGGCGAGACCGACCCCGGCATCGACTTCGAGTTTGAGAAGCTCGAAGAGACCAACGAGAAGGAAGCGGCCGAGGTTGAAAAGATCAAGGCCGAGCGCGACGTCATCCTGATTGACGGCGGCGTGATCTCGCCCGAGGAATCGCGCCAGCGCGTTGGCGGCGATCCCGACTCTGACTTCTCCTCGATCGATGTCGAGGACCTGCCCGACCTTCTCCAAGAGGAGGAGGAAGGCCTGGTGGTCAAGGGCGCGTCGGAGGAACAAAACGAGGCGGCATGAGCGAGGGCCCGCGAAATCCGGCTTCGGCTGGTCGAGCTGGTGGGCGCAAGCACGTCGGGCGAGATAGACCCCGACAAGTTCTTCAAAACCGTTCTCGTGTTGGAACGGTTTATCTGGGATGCAGGTGTTGCCAAGCCCGAGGAGCCGGCAGATAGTGCGGCTCCCGCCAGGATAACGCCGGCACCGCTTGATCACGCTCAACCTCTGGGAACTCCTCAAAGCACAGACGCCCGACGATCGCGAGATCGCCGAGACGCTGAGGGATCGTGATGTCCAGCCTGCAAAGTCGTCGGACGGCCAAGCGCAACGAAAAGGTGCTTCGCCCCGTCCGGCCCAACGTCGGGATTGAGACGGCCTATGGGGGCCGGCTGACGCGCTTGATCGACGTCATGAGCGACAGCGTGATCTACTGGCTCAAAGCCTCCTACCGGGCCAATACGCCCCGCTTGGCGCAGGACGAGACGCCGGCGGATGCGCTGCGCCGAGCGATCCGCAAGCTTGCCGCGCAGTGGATCAAGCGCTTCGACGTCGCGTCCGAGCAGCTGGGCGACTATTTCGCGCTCTCGGTCGAGAAACGTTCGAGCGCGGCGCTACGCAAGATCCTGCGCGATGGCGGCATCTCGGTCGAGTTCAAGATGACGGCGGCGATGCGCGACGTTGTCGACGCGACGATCCACGCCAATGTGGCGCTGATCAAGTCGATCCCATCTCAGTATTTCGACCAGGTCGAAGGCGCGGTGATGAGGTCGGTCCAGACCGGCCGCGACCTCGCCGGCCTCGTGCAGGACCTGGAGCGCTATTCCGGGATCACGAAGCGCCGCGCCGCGTTCATCGCGCTCGACCAGAACAACAAGGCGACATCGGCCTTCAACACGGCGCGCCAGCTGGAACTCGGTATCGATGAAGCTGAGTGGCACCACAGCGGCGGCGGCAAGGAACCTCGGCCCACGCATGTACAGGCCGGCCGTGAGAAGGTCCGCTACAAGATTTCGACCGGCTGGTATGACCCGGCCGTCAAGCGTTTCATCCGGCCGGGCGAGGAACCCGGTTGCCGATGCGTCGGGAAGCCGATCATCAAGGGCTTCTCCTAAGGAAAAGCGCGTGATCGTACGGGATCACGCGCTTCAGTGCGCCCGTTTTGCCGGTTCAGCGTCTGAACATTCGGGCAACGGCGATCAAAATACATGCGCCAATGAAGCCGGCGACGAGATAGCCAAGCCATCCGGTCAATGATACGCCCAGCAATCCGAGAAGGAGGTTAGCGACGATGGCGCCGACAACCCCCAAAAGGATGTTCATGAGCACGCCCATATTGCTCTTCATGAACATCTCGGCGAGCCAGCCGGCGATCCCGCCGATGACGATAGCCGCTATCCAACCGACACCTGCAGTTTCCATGTTTCCCCTTTCCTAGAACCGAAATTGGTTCGGCGGGAAAACGTGCGGTAAACGAATAAAGTTCCTCGGGTGCGTGTGTGAACGGTCGCCGTGCTCTCGATAACGGCTCAGGCGGCAGCATGCAGCGTCGGGATGGCCTCGATCTCGGCGCTGAGGGCCTTCTCGGCCTGCTCCAGATCATAGTTGCGCTGGAGGTTGAGCCAGAGCACCGGACCGTTGCCGACCAGCTTTCCAATGCGGAGAGCCATCGCGACCGTGATGGGCTGCTTTTCGTCCAGGATGTCGTAGAGCGTGCGGCGCGAAATGCCGAGCAGCTTCGCGATCTCCGACTTCGGCTTGTCGAGCGCCGGAAGCACGTCTTCGCGCAGAAGCTCGCCGGGATGCATTGCGGGCAGGCTGCGCTTGATGTGTGGAGTGTTCATCAGTGGTAATCCTCTAGATGGATGTCGGTAGCGTCTTCGCCGTCCCAACCGAAGGTGATGCGCCAGTTTCCGGTCACCCGAACAGAATAGCGGCCTTTGTCTTGGCCGGCGAGTCCGTGGAAATGATAGCCGGGCAGGTCCATGTCCTGAGGCCGCGCTGCCGCTTCCAGAGCCCGCAAGATGCGAGCGACACGCTTGTCATCCTGAACGCTAAGGCCGCGTGCTTTGCCGGTCTCGAAGAAGCGTTGCAGGGCCTTCCTTTTGAATGACTTGATCATGCCGAAAGTGTAAGGCGCTGCCTCACATAAGTCAACCAGAATGTGAGGCTACGCCTTACAGTTTAACGGAAAGTCTGACCGATGCCAGCCACCTCTGAGGCCCAGCGCCGCGCCATGTACGCAGCGGCCGAGGGTCGGGGCGTGCTCGGCATCCCGAAGGCGGTCGCAGAAGAGTTCATCGGCAAGGACAGCGCGGGCCAGGCGGCCTCGTTGATGCTGGTCGCCCCCGATGGCGACGTCCTGGTGCTCAGGCGCTCGTCGACCGACACCAGCTGGCCCGGCCATTGGTGCTGGCCCGGTGGCAAGTCGGACGAGGGCGAAACGGCACTCCAGACCGCCCAGCGCGAGACCGAGGAAGAAGCCACGGGACCTGAGCTGTTCCTGGAGACCGGCCCCGCTCAGCTGCTCGACGTGCGCCCGACGCCGCAAGGCTGGCTGCACTACACCTATGCCCAGCCGGTGGTCGAAAAGTTCGCGCCGAAGCTGTCGGCCGAGCATTCCGGCTATGCCTGGGCTCCCCTGCGCTCGCTGCCCGAGCCGCTGCATCCCAGCCTGCGCGACATGCTGGGCGAGCGGCTTGGTATCGCGGCCGACATGTCGGCCGAAGCATGGGACTCGCTGCGGTCCAACTTCGTGAAGTGGACGAGGGGCGAAGACATCGTGATCGAGGGCGCTTGCCCGATTTGCGGCGGCACCGGTGAAGTCGCTGGATCTGGGATCGTGTGCGACGAATGCCGCGGCGCGGGCGCGGTGGCGCAGGCCAAAGACGCCCTCGCCATGGATCGCAACAGCGTGCGCTCGTTCGACCAGGACGGCCATCTGCGCGTCGAGATGACGCCGATCTCGAAGGCCAACATCTGCCCCTACTATGGCCGCGAGATCCCGGGCTTCGAGGCGCTGGGGCTCGATCCCGAGCGCATCTATCGCCTCTACCGCGATGCGGACGAGCTCGCGAAAGCCGCCCCGACCTTCGTCGGCAAGCCGCTCTTGCTCAAGCACATTCCGATCAGCGCCAAGGAGCACCCGCGCGAAGCCGTGGTCGGCGCGCTCGGCGACGCCGTCGAGTTCCATGCCCCGTATCTCATGGCGCCGCTCAGCATCTGGGACGGCGCTGCAATCGCGCTGATCGAATCCGATCGGCAGAAAGAACTTTCGAGCAGCTATCGCTACCGGGCCGACATGACGCCCGGCAGGCTGGCTGGAGAATCCTATGACGGCGTGATGCGGGACATTTCCGCCAATCACGTCGCCTTGGTTGAGGAAGGCCGCGCCGGGCCTGATGTTGTTGTCGGCGACAGCAAAATGGAGATCATCACGATGAAGAAAACAGCACTGCTGTCGCGCATGGCGTCCGTCGCCCACGGCGCGATCCTTGCCCACGTCATGCCCAAGCTCGCCAGCGATCAGAAGATCGAATTCAGCGCGGCTCTCGCGGGAGTTACCGCCGAAAACTTCAAGGCCAAGCGCCCGGCCATCCTCAAGGCAGTCGGCAAGGCCGCCGAGGGCAAGCTCTCCGCCGACGAGAAGCTCGACGGTCTCGAGGCGGTTCTCGTCGCGCTCGACGAGGTCGAGGTCCAGGAAGCGATGGACGAAGACGACGAGGAGGAGGAGGACAAGAAAAAGAAAGCCGAGGACTCCGAAGAGGAGGAGGACGAGGACGAGAAGAAGAAAAAGGCCGAGGACGGCGACGAGGACGATGATGACAAGGTCGACAAGAAGGCCATGGACGCGGCAATCGCCGCGGCTGTGGCGCAGGCCAAGACCGAGGTCCGCGCCGAGATGCTCAAGTCGGCCGCCGAAGTGCGCGCCGCCGAGGAGGCCGTTCGTCCCTACATCGGCAAGCTCGCCATGGCCCATGATAACGCGGATGCCGTCTATCGCACCGCGCTCACCTCACTCGGCGTCAACATCGATGGTGTCCATCCCTCGGCACTGCCGGCCATTCTCAAGGCCCAGCCGCTACCTAGCGTCGGCGCACCGAAGAAGCCGGTCGTCGCCCTGGACGCTGCCGGGGTGAACTCGTTCTACGAACTTTTCCCAGCCGCCAAGACCCACATCGTCAAGTCGCTCTAAGGCGAGCGGCTTCCCCTTCCAAGCCCGTCGAGCCGGCCAGCGAGCCGGCTCTTTTCATTTAGGAGATCGCCCATGTCTGGGTTTCAGACGCAGGTTGCCTACAATCCCGCCCCCGCTGTCGAGGGCGATTTCGCTTCCACCAACCCTCGCTCTACAGTCCTTGCCGCCGCTGGCGCGCTGGTCTGCGGCGCGCTAGGTGCTGTCATCGGCCGCTTCGCCTGGCTGAATTATGCCCTAGCCGACAGCGACAATGCGCCGGCCGTGGTCAACACCTTCGGCACCGGCCCGGTTGCCGGCTTCGTCCATCGCGAACAACAGGGCCTCATCGAGCAGTATCTGCAAGAATCAACCATGCTGGTTCCTGCAGGCTTCCCGATCACCATCTTCGATGCGGGCGATTTCTGGGTGAAGAACAACGGCGCTACGCCGGCGCAGTATGGCATGAAGGTCTATGCCAACTACGCGGATGGAACGGCAACCGCCGCGCCCACCGGCACGCCAAATGGCGCGACCGCTTCTGCAGGCTCTATCGCGGCCGCTACCAGTGGCCTCGTCGGCTCGATCAACGGTAATGTATTGGCCGTCACCGCGCTCAATTCCGGCACGATCTATCCCGGCACAACGATCTCGGGCACCGACGTCGTCTCCGGCACCAAGATCGTACAGCAGCTCACTGGCACCCCCGGCGGTGTGGGCACGTATGCAGTCAACATCCCCGACCAGGACGTCGACCCCGGTACAGTGATTTCCGGCAACTATGGCGTGTTCACGGCGGGCGGCGCGATCGCAGGCGTCTTCGGCGTCGGCGACACGCTGACCGGGGCTGGCATCACCGCCGTCACCACGATCACCCAACAGCTCAGCGGCCCGGCCGGCGGCGCTGGCACCTATGCCGTCGATGTCAACACCGTCGTCAACGCGGCGGCGCTCACCGCGGCCACCAATGTCGAGACCAAGTGGACCGTGCGTTCCTTCGCGCAGCCCGGCGAGCTGATGAAGATCAGCTCTTGGCCTCAGGGCTAAACCCGCCCGTCAATCTCGAAACCATGCGCCGCAAGCCGGCGATCTGCGAGGATAACCACCATGAAATTTCACGACTTCGATCAGGCCGCTGCGGCGTGGGCTCAGCATCGCTCGATGTTCGAGCAGGCCGGTATCTACCTTCCCGATGCACGCGCATACATCGTCGAGGCGTTCCGCACCAATCACCTCGCGATGGATGCACAACCTCAGCTAGCGACAGCACCGAACGCCGGCATTCCGGCGTTCCTCACCACGCTTGTGGATCCTGAGGTCTACCGCATCCTTTTCGCCCCAACCAAAGCTGCCGAAATCTTCGGCGAAATTCGAAAGGGCACCTGGATCGACCAGACGGCGATGTTCCCCGTCGTCGAGCAGACCGGCGAAGTGTCGAGCTATGGCGACTACAACGACAACGGCCGAGCCGGCGCCAACATGAATTGGCCGCAGCGCCAGTCGTATCTGTTCCAGACGATTTCCGAGTATGGCGAACTGGAGATCGAGCGCGCCGGCCTTGGCCGCGTCAATTGGGTTGGCGAAGTGGATGGCGCCGGCGTCACCGTGCTCGCACGATTCCTCAACACGACCTACTTCAAGGGCGTGCAGGGTTTGCAGAACTATGGCCTTCTCAACGACCCGAACCTGGCGGCTCCGATCACCCCGGCGCCGAAGGCTTACGGCGGTGTGAAATGGATCAACAACGGCCAGATCGTCGCCACCGCGAATGAGATCTATTCCGACCTCCAGTCACTGTGGCTGCAGCTCGTTACCCAGACAGCCGGCCTGGTCGACCAGAACACCAAGATGACACTGGCCATGTCGCCGGAATCGCAGCTTGCCATGACCGCGACCAATTCGTTCAACGTCAATGTCGAGGACCTGCTCAAGAAAAACTTCCCGAACCTTCGCGTCGTTTCAGCGGTGCAATATAGGGCGAAGACAGCGATCAACCCGACGGGCATATCAGCCGGCAACGTGGTTCAGTTCATTGCCGACGGCATCGATGGTCAGCAGACCGGCTATTGTGCGTTCAACGAAAAGCTCCGCGCTCATCCAATCGTGCGCGCGCTCTCCTCATGGAAGAAGAAAATGTCCAGCGGCACCTGGGGTGCGATCATCCGCCAGCCGATGGGCATCTCTCAGATGCTGGGCGTCTAACGATCCTACAACGCTTGGTGCCGGATCGTAACCGTTCTGGCACCAAAGCGTGAAGCGGGGTGGAGCAGCCCGGTAGCCCGCCTGGTCGAATCGGACCCCAGGCTGCGCGAAACTCGGCCACGGCTAGGAAGACGGGAACCATGCGGGCATTCGGCGGTTTACCGTTCACCCATGCTGAAGGTCGGTTGTTTGGGCCGCGGGGTGCGTGCCGGCCATGTGCCGGAGGCCACGCGTGCAAAACGGTGACAAACAAGACGAAAAAGGCGAAGGTCAGCGGCCGCTCAGTGATAGCGACCTGTTGCAGCTCATCTTTGACAGCGCGACCGACTTTGCGATCTTCACCATGGATCCCAACGGCATCACCACGAGCTGGAACGTGGGTGCCGAGCGCGTGCTCGGCTATGCCGATGAGGAGATCATCGGGAAGTCTGCCGATGTAGCCTTTCCTCCCGAGGAGGGCGGAACGAGCGCAGCCGCGGAGGAGCGCCGGATCGCACTCGCGGAAGGGCGAGCCGAGGACGAGCGCTGGCAGATGAAGAAGGACGGCACGCGGTTCTGGGCGTCGGGGCTGATGATGCCGCTCGGGGACAGAACCCGAGGTTACGTCAAAATCCTACGCGACCGGACCGCCCAGCACCGTGCTGAAGTGCAGCTTCAGCAGAGCGAAGAGTTATTCCGGCTCCTCGCAACCAATATCCCGCAGCTAGTCTTCCGCTCGAAGGTGAACGGTGACCGGACGTGGGGTAGTCCACAGTCACGGGCTTGGCCTTTGCCGAGAGCGTCGGCTTCGGCTGGCTCGATGCCGTCCATCCTGAGGATCACGACGCGACGATGACGGCATGGGCTGAGGCGCCGAGCAAAGGCGAATACTATTGCGAGCACCGCATCCGCCGATCGGCCGATGGCGAGTATCGCTGGCACCAGACCCGTGCCGCCCCCCTGGACGACGCCGGCGGGGCCGCACTCGAATGGGTCGGAACCTCCTCCGACATCCATGACCTGCGCACGCTCAAAGACCAGCAGAAGGTGCTTTTGGCCGAGCTTCAGCACCGCACGCGCAACCTGATTGCGGTCGTCCAATCACTCGCACGGCAGACGATGCGGTCAAGCGCGTCGCTGGAGGAGTTTGCGGAGGATTACGAGAGCCGGTTACGCGCGCTTTCGCGCGTCCAAGGATTGCTCGCGCGCGCCGACCATCAGCCGATCGACCTGCGCGAACTGATCCAAGGCGAGCTCCACGCGCACGGCGACGGAAGCGTGGACGGGGGCAACGTCACGATCGAAGGCCCCGCGACCTCGTTGCCGGCCATCTCCGCGCAATCCGTAGCGCTCGCGCTGCACGAACTCGCGACGAACGCGGTGAAGTACGGCGCTCTTCACCAACCGTCGGGCCGGCTCACCGTCAGGTGGAACATAGAGCACGACGGGTCGAAGCCACGCGCGAGACTTGAATGGCGCGAGAGCGGCGTCACCATGCCGGAGGGCGGACCCACGCGGAGGGGCTACGGCAGCGAACTGATCGAGCGGGCGCTTCCCTACCAGCTCGGCGCTAAGACGAAGTTCGAGTTCGGATCGGACGGGGTGCGCTGCGAGATCGTCGTACCGGTGACCAAGGATGAGAAGCAATATGGATGAGCCGCAACCCGATGCCCTGCGGGGCCGCCGTCTTCTTGTGGTTGAGGACGAGTACATGATCGCTGCTGACCTCGCCCGCGATCTGGAAGACAGAGGCGCGAACGTAATCGGCCCGGTGGGCTCAATCGAGGATGCGCTTGAGCTGCTCGGGGCGGAAGACCGGATCGACGGCGCCGTGCTCGACCTCAACCTGCGCGGCGAACGCGCCTTCCCTATCGCGGACGCGCTTCGCGAACGTGAAGTGCCCTTCATCTTTGCCACGGGTTACGATGCCTGGTCCATTCCTGAAGCGTACGCCGAAGTGCCGCGCATCGAGAAGCCGATCGACACCCGAGCGCTCGCACGCCTTCTATCGCTGGGCTAGTGGTCGGGGAGAACATAATGCCTATCCACTTAGCTCTTCACGGATAGTAGTTTGCGGATGCTGCTTGCGAGGGTGCCTGTTCCACAGGCGCTGAGCCAGGCGTGACACCTGGGATCCGCTGCAATCTCGCTATCCGAACTTGATCTTGATGATCTTCCACACGCCTACCAGCAGCGCGCTGATCGGCCAGCTAAAGCGTCAGGCCCCCAGTCTGAAAACCTCTCCCGTGCCGCCCTCTCGAGGCAGGGGGCCGGCATCGGCGACTTGAACCGCTTTCCACCAACCGGAGCAAATCGATGTCCACCACTGTCACCGTCGCCTGCAAGCTGCCGCACGGCCTAATCCTGCGCCTTCACGAGATGGTCGAGCAGAACGAACCGACCGCCGGCGGCAGCTTCCGCAAGGTGAAACGCGCCCAGGTGATCGGCGAGCCGGTCGTCCTGAAAGGCTATCTGCGCCGCTTCGACCGCCGCAAAGAGCCCGCCCCGATGGCGCAAGACAGCGACTACGCCCTGACCTATGGGGTCGATGCCGATTTCTTTAAGAAGTGGCTCGAGCAGAACAAGGACCTCGACGCGGTCAGGAACAACCTCGTCTGGGCGCACGTCGAGACCGACATGGTCGAGGACTTTATCAAAGAACATGAGGCACAGAAGTCGGGTCTCGAACCGATCGATCCGAACAACCTGCCGCGCGGCATCCAGGCCTTCAAGAAGGAAGAAGCCTGAGCCAGGTGACGCCGGCGAACACGGGAGGTCCGCATGGGCGTCATTGTCGCTTTCAGCTATGAGGACTTCATAGCCATCTACCCGCAGTTCGCGACGCTCAGCCAGCCGCAGGTTTTGCAGGGCGCGCTGCCGGTCGCGGTTCTCTATTGCCGCAATGATGGCGGTGGCCCCGTCACCAAGGCCGAGACGCAGACTACGCTGCTCAATCTCATGGTGGCTCACATCTGCCAGCTCATGTACGGCGCCAACGGTCAGGCGCCGGCCGGGATCGTGGGACGCGTCTCAAATGCTACCGAGGGCAGCGTATCGGTACAGGCCGACTTCCCCGTAACGCCAAACAACGCCTGGTTCATGCAAACCCCATTCGGCGCGGCCTACCGGCAGGCCACTGCCGCCTACCGGACCATGCGCTACATGCCCGGGCCGCGCCGCGCGTTCAACCCGTGGCTCAATCAGTAAAGGACATCGTCCATGGACCTCCTCCAGCAATTGCAGCGCGAGTTCCGCGCCTTCCGCAAGCACGCCGAAGATCGCATCCAGACCCTTGAGCGCAGCCTGCGCCTCGCTTCCCAGGCACCTCTTGTGGATCCGCCGGAGAGGCCCGCCACCTCCACGGCGGCCGCAGATTGCGCGCCCGGCGCGACCGGCGCGACCGCGACCACTGGTGCCACCGGCGCCACCGGCGCGGCGGTTGAAAGCGGAGCGACGGGTTCCGCGGCCGACGCCGGCGCGACTGGTGTCACCGGAGCGACCGGCCCCGCCGATCCCGCCGTTGATGCGAAGGGAAAGGCAAAGGCGAAAGCCGCCGATCAGCCCGCCGATCAGAGCGCACCTGGCGCGTAAAGCGATGGTGAAGCTTTCCGGCGGCGATAAGCTCGCCGCGAAGCTGGCCGAGATCGCGAAGAACCTCCAGAAAGCCGTGTCGGTCGACGTCGGCTTCCTGGAGGGCGCGACCTATCCTGACGGCACCTCCGTCCCGCTAGTTGCAGCGCTGAATGAATTTGGCACCCGCGACACGCCGCCCCGCCCGTTCTTCAGGGGCATGATCGCGGACAAGAGCCCCGAATGGCCCGACGCCGTGAGGGACCTCCTGGCCGCGAACGGCTACGACGCCGAAAAGACGCTGGGCCAGACGGGCGAGGCCATCAAGGGCCAGTTGCAGGCGGCGATCACCGCCTATGACGGCCCGCCGCTGCAGCCCGCCACCATCGCCCGCAAGGGCAACGACAAGCAGCTCGTCGACACCGGCCACATGCTGGCGTCGGTCGACTATGCCGTCAAGAAATCCTGAACCCGGAGACCACCACGATGAGGGCCGTCCTTTTTTCGAGCAACCTCGGCGACATTCCAGCCGACCTTGCATTCAAGAACAACTTCGCGGCCGTGACCGATCCAGCCGCCGCTAACGACTCGAGCGAGGGTTATCAGGTCGGTTCGGCCTGGGTGAACACCGCGACCGACACCGCGTTTGTCTGCGTCGATGCGACCCCTGGCGCGGCCATCTGGACGGCCACCGCACAGGTCGGCAGCACGCAGGGCGCCCCGGCAGCGCACACCGTCTCCGGCACGCTCACGCCCGCCGATCTGCTCACGCGCATCATCACCATCCAGCAGGGCGCCGGCGCTGCCTCAGTGCAGCAGCTCCCGACCGGTGCAGCGCTCCAGGCAGCGCTGCCGGCCGACTTTGAGGCCAACGAATCCTTCGACGTCTCGGTGATCAACACCTCCATCGTCGATGCCGAGGATGCCACCATCACCACCAACGCCGGCATGACGCTGGTCGGTTCGATGGACTTCCCGGCGCATAGCAGCGCCACGATCCCGTCGAGCGGCATCCTGCGCTTCCGCAACACGGGCGCCGGCACCTTCACGGTCTACCGCGTCGGCTGATCGACCATGAACCTGCACGGGATCGTCTCGGCGGCGATCGGGACGGTGAACCCGTTCGTGACCGCCACGCTGAAACGGTCCAGCGGCTACACCACGGCGGCCGACGGCACGCGCACCCCGAGCTTTGTCGACGTGCCCGGCGTCTCTCTGCAGGCGCAGTCGCTTACCTACAACGATCTGCAGCTGCTCGACGGGCTCAACATTCAGGGCGTGCGCCGCGCCGTCTACCTCAACGGTTCGGCCCTCGGCGTGGTGCGAGAGCTGCAAGTCGGCGGCGATCTCTTTGTCTTCCCCGCCGGCACTTTCCCGGAAGGCGACACCTGGCTCGTAGCACTCGTGCTCGAGTCGTGGCCCGACTGGTGCAAGTGCGCCCTGACCCTGCAAATGGATGGAGCCTGATATGGCGAACGGAACCTTCATGGTGCCATGCCCCGCCGGCCAGTGGACTAAGGTCGCCGACGGGGCCAACTATTCATCGGCGCTGTTGCAGGTGACCAGCATAGGCGGCGTGATGGCAGCGATCGCCGACAGCCAGCCGGCGGCGGATGCCTCGAATTGCGTCCTGCTCTCCCAGAGCTTCGTTCCGTTCCCGCTCGCGGCCGGCGACCAGGTGTGGTGCCAGCCGGTCGGCGCCGGCGAGGCCACGGTGCGCGGGATCGGCACCAGCGTCTGATGAGCGGCCCGGTCCCCAGCCAGTCTGGCATCCAGACGGTCCTGCGCGGCTTTCTGCTGCAATACCTGCCTGCCGGCGTCGAAGTGATATCGGCGCAAGACGACCGGGTCCCGGAGCCGGCTGGCGATTTCGTCACAATGACCGTGAGCCATCGCGGTCGCCTCTCGACCAACGTCGACACCTATCAGGACTGCGCCTTTGAGGCCTCGATCGCGGATACGGTGATGACCGTCACTCAGGTCGCGTTCGGCGCGCTGCTGGTGGGGGCGACCGTCTTCGGAACACAGGTGACTGCCGGCACGCTCGTCAGCGAGCAGACGAGCGGCACGCCGGGCGGCATTGGATCCTACACGGTCACGCCGGCGCAGACCGTGGCGGCGCAGACGCTCTCGAGCGGCGCCGAGACCATCACGCAGCCGACCGACGTCGTCATCCAGCTCGACGTGCACAGCGCCTCGGATGGCAGCGCTTCCGACATGGCGCAGACGATCGCCACGCTGATCCGCGATGAGCGGGCGACACGATACTTCGCCGACGCCGGCCTGGATGGCGCGCCGCTCTATGCCGACGATCCCAAGCAGGTCCCGTTCTTCAACGGCGAGCAGCAATACGAGACCCGCTATGTCGTCGACGTGCATCTGCAGGCCAACCAGGCAATCGGCCTGCCACAGCAATTCGCCGACCAGGCCGTGGTCGACGTCGCCAACGTCGAAGCGACCTTCCCGGCCTGACCCCTCAATCGAAACAGAAAGGACCTGGTCCATGACGACCATTCCGGCCTCGCAGCTTGTGAACGTCATCCCGAACGTTCTCAACGCCGGCGGCAAGGCGCTCGTGATGAACGGCCTCGTGCTGACCCAAAACACCCGCGTCCCGATTGGGCAGGTGCTGTCGTTCCCGAACGACGGCAAGTCGGTCTCGAACTTCTTCGGCGCATCGGCCGAGGAGACCGAGATCGCGGCCGTCTATTTCAACGGCTTCAACAACTCGACGCAGAAGCCCGCGACCATCCTCTTCACGCAGTATCCCTCGGCGGCGGTCGCGGCCTATCTGAGGGGCGGCAAGGCCAATCAGCTTTCGCTGGCGCAGCTCCAGGCTTTGAGCGGCACGCTCTCGGTTGATGTCGACGGCTATGTGCGCACCGCGAACGCGATCGACCTTTCGAGCGCGAACAGCTTCTCGGCCGCCGCGGCGCTGATCCAGACCGACCTGAATGCCAGCTTGCCGCAAGCCGCATCCGTGACTGGCGCAATCGCCGCCACGACGGCCTCGGTGACTGCGTCCATCGCCGGCAGCGTCATGTACGTGACCGGCGTCACGTCGGGCGTGCTGGTCGCTGGCGCTGCGCTTTCCGGCTCTGGCGTCTCGGCCGGAACGCAGATCACGACCCAGCTGTCGGGCACGCCGGGCGGCATTGGCGAGTATGCGGTGTCGATCGAGCAGGTGGTGCCGAGCGGGGCGATCACGGCGACCTATGGTACGCTCACGGTCAGCGCCGTCGCGTCCGGCACCCTGGCAGTCGGCCAGACGCTGGCCGGGGTCGGCGTGACAGCCGGCACGCACATCACGCAGCTTGGCACCGGCGAGGGCCTGGCCGGCACATACTTCGTCGACCAGACACAGACTGTGGCGAGCGAGACCATCACGGCCGCGCCCACGCCGCTGGAGGTCTCCTACGACTCGGTCGCCGGCCGCTTCGTCATCACCTCTGGCGTTGCCGGCGCGGCCTCTTCCGCTGCCTTCGCCACCGGTTCGGTTTCGGACGGTCTCTTCCTGACGCAGGCTACCGGCGCGACCCTCTCCCAGGGCGCCGATGGAACGACGCCTGCCGCTTTCATGGCCGGGATCACCCAGATCACCCAGAATTGGGCGACCTTCATGACGATCTTCGATCCCGATGGCGGTTCGGGCAACGCGCAGAAGCTGGCTTTCGCCGAATGGGTCAACAACACCAACAAGCGCTTCGCCTATATCGCATGGGACACGGACATCACGCCGACCGAGGGCAACGATGCGACGTCCAGCTTCGGCAACATCCTCAAGAGCGCCAATCTCGACGGCACCTGCGCGATCTACCAGCCTGCCGGTGGCATGACGACGCCCGAGCAGATCGCCGCCTTCATCTGCGGCGCGGCGGCCTCGATCGACTTTCAGCAGACCAACGGCCGCATCACCTTCGCATTCCGAGGGCAGGATGGGCTGGTGGCTGGCGTCACCACGGCGACGGTCGCGAGCAACCTGATCGCCAACGGCTATAACTTCTATGGCGCCTACGCGACGGCCGCGCAGCAGTTCCTGGAGTTCCAGAACGGCACGGTGTCGGGCGAGTTCGAATGGCTGGACAGCTACATCAACCAGATTTGGCTGAACAACCAGCTCCAGCTTGCCCTCATGGAGCTGCTCCAGAACATCAACTCGGTACCGTACAACGCGGCCGGCTTTGAGCTGATCAAGGCGGCGTGCCTCGACCCGATCAACCAGGCGCTCAACTTCGGCGCCATCCGCGCCGGCGTGACGCTGTCGGCGCTCCAGATCGCGCAGATCAACTCGGCGGCTGGCCTCAAGGCGAGCGACACCCTCCAGCTGCAAGGCTGGTATCTCCAGGTGAAGGATGCCACCCCGCAGGTGCGCCAGGCCCGCCAGAGCCCGCCGATCAACTTCTGGTACATGGATGGCGAGTCCGTCCAGGTGATCGAGCTCACCTCGACCCTCGTCCAGTAAGCGGCAACCCCATTCCCCTTCAAGGAGCTTAGATCATGTCGTCTCTGACGGCCGCGAACGCGGTCATTACGCTTGCGGTGGCGAACCTCTTCCCGACACCGGTCCAACTGCAAGGCTTCGCGGCCGACAACATCTACGACCTGGATAGCGTCGACCAGGTCGAGACCGCCATGGGCGTCGATGGCATCCTGTCGGGTGGCTTCGTCTACAACCCGATCAACCAGACGTTCGTGTTGCAGGCCGATTCCCCGTCGATCGCCTTCTTCGAGACCTGGGCCGCGACGCAGATCCAGGCGAAGGACGTCTATACCGCGAACGGCAGCACGACCCTGCCGTCGGTAGGCCGCTCCTACATCTCGACCAAGGGCTTTCTGGTCAGCCTGCCGCCGATGCCAGCAGCCGCCAAGATCCTGCAGCCGCGCCGTTTCGCGATCCGCTGGCAGAGTGTTCAAAGCGGACCGAACTGAGGGTAAGTCATGGCGCGTAAAGAGATCGACGTCACGATCCCCGATGAGGGTCGTGATCAGGGCAAGACCTTTCACATCCGGGAGATGCCGGCGACGCGCGCGGAGAAATGGGCGATGCGCGCTCTGCTCGCCGTGGCGCGCTCCGGCGTCGAACTCCCCGACGACTTCGCCGGCATGGGCATGCAGGGCATCGCCATCGTGGGCATCCGGGCGATCACCAAGATCGATTTCGAGGATGCCGAGCCGCTGCTCGACGAGATGATGGAATGCGTCACCATCAAGCCCGATCCCCGCAACCCGGCCATCCAGCGCCCGCTTATCGAGGGTGACGTCGAGGAGATCGCGACGCTGATTCAGCTCCGGCAGGAGGTCTTCAACCTTCACGTCAGTTTTTTTACAGCCGGCGGCCAGTCGAAATCGATCTCGACACAGTCGCCGGCGTCCGCCTCCTCGAATACGGCAACGTCTCCCGAGCCATCGGTCAGGTTCTCTCAAAGGGCAAAACCTCGCTCCGCGAGCTAGACGAGTGGTTGTCGATCGAGGACGTCCACGACCTTCTCGAGGTGGCGATGGTCGACGCCCACAACCTGATGCTGCTGAAAAAGAGGGGCGCCAATGGGCACGATCATTGATGAACTGATCGTCCGCCTGAATCTCGATCCAAAGAATTTTGAAGATGGCCGGAAGAAACAGACCGAGGCCTGGCTAAAGTCGCGCGATGAATTCCGCAAGGGCGGGAAGGAGATCGAGGACAGCTCGAAGAAGGCGGCCGAGACCGTCAACCTGATCACGCGGCGCGTGCTCGAACTCTTCGCCGTCATCACCGGCAGCCAGGCGCTCAGCGACTTTGTTCGCAAGCTCACCAATGCGGATGCCTCGCTGGGCCGCTTCGCGTCGAGCCTTGGGGAATCGCCCCAGCGCATCGCGGCCTGGGAGAATGCGGCCGAACGCTTCGGCGGCTCGGCCGACGCCACCGCGTCGACCCTGGAGCGCGTCAACAAGCAGCTCTACAACCTCAACAAGAACGGTGAGGCGCTGCCGCGCGAATTCTCGCAATTGCAGGCCTGGACCGGCATGCGGATCGACCCCAACCATGGGCTCGATCGCTATCTGTCCGATGTCGCGGCGGCTTTGCAGAGGTTGCACCAGATCGACGCCGGTGCGGCTCACAATGTCGCGCAGGCGCTGGGGATAGACCCGGCGACCGAACAGCTCATGTACAAGATGGGCGCCGGCATCGACGTCTATCTGGGGAAACTGGAGAAGAGCCTTTCGCCCAGCAATGAGGCGATCAAGGCGGCGCAAAAGCTCCAGGCTAGCTGGAACGAATTGCTCCAGCACATCATCGCACTCGCCAACGCCATCTATGACAAGCTCGGCCCGGTCTTGGTCGACGCGGCCGACAGGATGACGACCTGGATCGAAAAGAACCAGGACTGGATCCGGACCGGCATTGTCGACGCGGTGAAGAAATTCATCGACTGGCTCGAAAGGATCGACTGGAACGCCGTCGAGACGGGCATGCAGAATTTCGCGCACGGCGCGAAAGAGGTGGTCGACGGGGTCGGCGGCATTGTCCATGCCACCGAGATCCTGTTCGGCCTGTGGCTCGGCGCAAAGTTTCTCCGGGTTCTTGCCAATATGCGCATGCTCGCGGCGGGAGGAGCAGGTGGCGGTGTCGCCGCAGGCGGTGCTCGCGCGGGCCTGGGGTTCCTCGGCACGATTTCGACGGGCGTTGGAATGCTTCTTGCCGGCGCGGCCGCGATCAAATGGGGCGGGTCGCACCTGCGCTCCGATCCTCACGCTGCCGATCACGGCACGATCGGCAATTGGCTCATGGCGCATCTGCGCAGAGGGCCTGGAAGCCATCCCGGTAAGGATGCCGACGACAAGATCGCCGTCGACGGCAAGCCGATCTCGAGGAGCAATCCGGTTCCGGTCACGATGGCCGAGCAAAGCAACTCTGGCGGCGGCTTCTGGAGCAACCTCCTCAGTGGCATCGGCGCTGCGTTCGGCGGCGGCAGCGCATCGTCCAAGGCCGGCGGCCTTGTCGGCGGCATGGTGGGCGGCACCGGTTCTACTGGCCCCCAGCACGCCTCTGGTGGCACCCGGGGCTGGTGGACGCCCGAACGGCAATCGCAGGCTTACCAGACCCTCACGGGCGGCGGCCTATCAGATGCCGGCGCGCGCGGCCTCATCTCGCGCTGGATGAATGTCGAGGCGGCCGGCGGTCCCTCGACCGTCAACGGCATCGGCGCGTCTGGTGTGGCGCAATGGCTGGGCTCGCGAAAGGCGCGCCTCATGGCCTTCGCGAAGGCGCGCGGCAAAGACTGGAACGATGCCGACACGCAGTATCAGTTCGCTCTGTCCGAACTGAACGGCCCCGATAGCCGGGCCGGCAGCATGCTGCGCAATGCCAAGACCGACGCGCAGGGCGCTACCGGTGCATCGATGTTCGAGCGCGCCGAGGGCTACAATGCCTGGAACGGCATGGACAACTACACCGGCCGAACCTATCGGGGCATGAAGGCGATCAACACCGGCGCCGCGTCGGCAGCGCTGTCGAACATCTCCAGCACGCACACGGCCACGACGTCGACCAGCTCGGTCGAGGCCCATATCGGCAAGGTCGAGGTTCACAGCCAGGCCACCGATGCCAACGGCGTTGCGGCCGACATCAATGACGCGCTCAGCCGGCGTCTCTTCACCGCGCAGGCAAATAGTGGATTGGCGTGATGGCCGGCATTCTTGAACTTCTGACCCAGGATGCCTTCGGGTTGCTGTCGAACGCGTTCGGCCTGCAACCCTGGGGCATCTACTTCGGCGGTGTGCCGGTGATCATCGCCGATAACATCGTGGAGGTGCAGTATCGCCAGCAATGGTCGATCTCTGACTTCCCGGTCGAGCAGGGGGCCTTTCAGAGCTACGACAAGGTCCAGGTACCCTACGATGCTCGGCTCCGCTTCACCGCCGGCGGATCGGCCGCAAACCGCGCCGCGATGCTGGCGTCGATCGCGGCCGTCGCCGGCGACACCAACCTCTATGACGTGGTGACGCCGGAGGCGGTCTACCTCTCCTGCAACATCACCCACTACGACTATAGCCGGCGCTCGAATGAGGGGATGGGGCTTCTGTCGGTCGATATCTGGCTGATCGAAGTGCGCCAGGCCGTCAGTGCCGCCATGTCGAACACCCAGGATCCGAGCGGCGCTTCTCAGATTAACGGCGGCACTGTCCAGACCGCGCCGGCGAGCAGCGCGCAGCTCGCGCAATTCCAGACATCGTCTGGGCTGCCGGCCGGAGGCTTCTGATGGTCATCATCCCACTGCAGGCGGTGCCAAACCAGGCGGTCGGCGTGACGCTGGACGGTCAGGTCTCGCAGATCAGCCTCTACCAGAAGAACCCCGGCCTGTTCATCGACCTCTATGTCGACAACGTGCTCGTGATAGGCGGCGTGATCTGCCAGAACCTCAACCGGATCGTCCGGTCGCTTTACCTTGGCTTCTCTGGCGATCTCATCTTCATCGACAACCAGGGCGACACCGACCCGTACTATACCGGGCTGGGCACGCGCTACAGCCTCGCCTATGTGTCGGCGAGCGAGCTTCCGGCGCGCTAGGAAATCAGTGGATTTTAATCAAATGAGGTATCGAGGTGTGGATGCTAATTTAGGCTCGCCCTCAGCCGGCTCTGTCCCCTACACCGAGAGCCGGTCAGGCCCGGCAGTTCGACCGAACGCACCCCAACGCGGAACTGTCGGGCCGCTGCTTCTAGCCCACGCCCGCTCCGATCGGCGAAATGATCTGTGGGCCTAGCACCCTTCCGCCCTTAAAGACCGGACCATGCGAACTATAACCGGATCGTAGGGCACTTTTTCGTCACGGCTGTAGTTGATCGTAAACAGCGCCGCGCGGTCGGCGCATACTTGGATGGCGCGAACATACCTGATCTGACCGTCTTTGATCCCCGAATAGCTGGCCCAATTCGGCGTCAGGCGTTTATACGTCAATTTCCAACCGTCTTTTTCGTCCTGCCCCATGCGATGCTCGATCTCGGCTTCGAAACTGGCTTTGCCCAGCCGAGCACCCCACACGGCTAGGAACGCGTGCCTTTCGCCTTCAAAAGCTGCGCCCTGATCCGAACGCTGAGCCAGCGCGAACCCGGGTGGCACATCAAAGATGAAACCAAATTCCTTGACCCCGAAATGCTGCCACGGCTTTGCCTGGACCAAGGCAGTGGAGCACAGAATGCAAACGCAGGCCAAAATCGTACGACGCATTAGCGTTACTCGTTCAAGGTGCCCGGACTTGCGCTCCACGCCTCCCGACAAAGCGTGAGCGAATCCATGCCCCCATCCAACTTGTTGGCGGAGCGAACGTTCCATTAGCTCAGGCGATGGCGGTCGGCCTCAACTAATCAGCTCGGCAGCGTTGGAACCGGTCGCCGGCAAAGCAAGTGTAGAGTTGCTTCAGCTGCGCCGCCACCGCCTCTCGCTGATCGCACGCCTTGATCGTGTCGGGATCATCGCCCGAGCCGCCGCGGCACTGCTCATTGAGGTCGAGATAGGTCTTTTCGAGCGCGGCCTTGTTCGGCTTCGCCAGCGCCGGCGCGACGGTGAAAAGCAGGAGGGCGGCGCTCGCGGCGGCAAGGACTTTCGGCATGGGCGTAACTTTCTTCATGTGAGGCGGTGATCGAGATGGCGTTTAGCCAGAAGCGAATTTCCGTCGAGTTCGAGCTGGCAAACGGTCAGTTTGAAGGCGGCGGCAACACCGCGGAGGTATTCGGGCTGCGCGTCGCCTGCAACATCGTCAACGCCGGGCAAGGCTCGGGGCAAGCGGAAATTTCAATCTGGGGCCTGCCTCTGGCTCTGATGAACCAGCTATCCACCGTCGGTTCACAGTATCTCCAGATGTACAAGAACGGCATTTCGGTGCTCGCTGGAGACGACGAGACCGGCCAGAACGTCGTGTGGACTGGCACCATCGTTTACGCCTATGTCGACGCGCAGGCGATGCCCGACGTGTGCTTCCGGATCAGCTCGCTCCCGGGCGTCTTCCATGCCGCAAAGCCGATCCCGCCGCTCTCCATCAAGGGCTCCGGCGACGCCTCGCAGATGATGAAATCTCTCACGGGGCAGATGGGCCTGGCGTTCGAAGACGCCGGCGTCAAGGTGAAGTTCGCCAACCCCTACTATCCGGGCACCGCGTGGACGCAGATGCTGGCGATCGCGCGTGACGGCGGCTTCGACGTCGGCATCGATCGCGGCACGATGGTCATCACGCCGCCCGGCAAGGCGCGAAACAGCGACACGGTGCTGATTTCGAAAGACACCGGCATGGTCGGCTACCCGTTCTTCCAGCAGGCCTTCGTGCTGGTCCGCGCGCTCTACAATCCGGCCGTGAAGTACCAGGGCAAGGTGCAAATCCAGAGCGACCTGACGCCGGCCAATGGCACATGGAAGGTCAACCGTCTTGAGTATCAGTTGGAGGCAATGATGCCCCACGGAAAGTGGTTCATGCTCCTCGAATGCATCGCCGTTGATGCCTCGGCGCCGGCATGAGCGGCCAAGGCTATTTCGGTCAGCAGACCACGTCTGACGACACCGCCGAGATCAACCGGCTGCGCTTCCTCATCCGCCAGGAGCTGGCGCAGGCACGCACGGGCATCCCGGTCAAGGTCGTCGCAGTGCATGGTGGCGGCGTCGGCGCGCCGCCCACGGTGGATGTGATGCCGCTGATCAATCAGACGGACGGGCAGGGCAACCAGACGCCGCATGGCATCATCTACGGCATCGCCACGATGCGGAATCAGGGCGGCACGAACGGCATCATCAACGATCCCAAAGTCGGCGATATCGGCCACATGGCCATATCCGACCGCGACATCTCGGCGCTGAAAGCCAATGGCGGAGCCCAATCAAACCCGGGCAGCTTTCGCCGCGGCAACATGTCGGACGGCGTCTACATGGGCACCATCGTCAACCCGGCAAACCAGGACCAGGCCGTCCAGTTTACCGAGAGCGGCATCAAGCTCTTCGACAAGAACGGGCAGATCATTGAGTTTGCGGCCGGCTCCATCACCATCACCACCGCGCAGCTGCGCGTGACGGGCGACGTCATCGCGGGATCGGGCGGCGAGAACATCAGCCTCCTCAACCACCTCCACACCAACGTCCAGCCTGGCGGCGGGACGTCTGGCCCACCGGAGCCCGGAACATGAAGACGCTCCTTCTCGACACCGACACATGGGACCTGATGTCCGACGCGTCGGGCAACATCGCCGTCGCCGACGAGCCCTATGCGCTGGCGCAGGACGCCGCGAGCGCGATCAGGCTTTTCGCGGGCGAGCTCTACTACGACACCACACAGGGCATTCCCTTTTTCGACCAGATCCTGGGCAGGGCTCCGCCGGTCTCGCTCATGAAGCCGTACTTCAACCGCGCCGCCCTAAGTGTGCCCGGCGTGGTCTCGGCGCAGACCTTCATCCAGTCCTGGACCGATCGGACTGTCACCGGCCAAGTGCAGGTGACGGACGGGGCCGGCAACACCACCGCAGCGAGCTTCTAGCACATGGTCGACACCACCAACGTTCCCCCGCCGCAGTGGACGGACAGGGGGTTCCTGATCCCGTCGGCCGCGGAGGTGCTGGCGGGCGTGACCGAGGACATCAACGGCGCGTTCGGCGGCGTCCTCAATCCCGCGCTGAACACGCCGCAGGGGCAGCTCGCCAGCAGCGAGACGGCGGTCATCGACGAGGTCAACTCGATGTTCCTCTATTTCACCAACCAGGTCGATCCCGCCTATGCGACCGGCCGGATGCAGGATGCGATCGCGCGCATCTACTTCATCGAGCGCAACCCGGCCCAGCCGACGGTCGTGCAGGCGCTTTGCAGTGGCTTGCCGGGCGTCGCCATCCCGACGGGCTCGTTGGCCCTTGCCGAAGATGGCAACCAGTATCTGTGCACCGAGGATGGCGTCATCGGCGTCGACGGCACTGTCACCTTGCCGTTCGAGTGCCTGGTGGTCGGGCCGATCCCATGCCCTGCCGGAAGCCTCGACCAGATTTTTCGAGCGATCCCCGGATGGGATTCGATCACGAACCCGGATGACGGCGTGCTGGGCAACAATGTCGAGAGCCGGTCGGCTTTCGAGGCCCGCCGTGCTGCCTCCGTCGCGTTGAATTCGCAGGGCTCGCTTCCGTCGGTCCTGGGCGCGGTGCTGGCGGTGCCGAACGTCATCGACGCGTTCGTGACAGAGAACGCCAGCAATGACGTCCAGACCATTGGCGGCGTCTCGATCTATCCGAACTCGCTCTATGTCGCGGTGGTCGGCGGCGACGCTGACGATGTCGCGCAAGCGATCTGGTCGCGCAAAGCGCCCGGCTGCGCATACAACGGCAATACGACGGTCACGGTCTACGACCAGAGCCCCGGCTATGTCCCACCGTACCCTGCCTATCGGGTGAGCTTCGAGATCCCCGATCCCTTGGCGATCCTGTTCGCGGTCAACATCGTCAACACGCATCTCGTCCCCGCCGATGCCGCGACGCAAATCCAGAATGCCATCGTCAGCGCCTTTGCTGGCGGCGATGGTGGGCCGCGCGCGAAGATCGGCACCACGCTATTTGCGAGCCGTTTCTACGCGCCCGTGGCTGCCCTTGGCTTGTGGGCGCAGATCATCTCGATCGAGGTAGGCTCGAACAACAACCCCAGCGCCGTCTTCACGGGCCAGATCGCCGGAACGATACTGACGGTCTCCGCCGTTGCGTCGGGTGCGCCGGCGGTCGGGCAGATCATTTCCGACACCACCGGCGCGCTGACCGTCGGCACCACCATCACCGCGCTCGGCACCGGCTCGGGCGGCACCGGTACCTATGTCGTCTCGAACAACAAGAACGTGTCAATCGAGACCATGACGGCCGCGATCCCCAATCGCTTCGACATCGCCGTCGACATCGACCAGGTGCCGACGATCTCCCCCAACGACATCTTCGTCACCCTGACCTGATCGATCATGGAAGACACAGGACCTCCCTATCCCAGGCCACCGGCCGGGATACCGAACGGCTTTGGCCAATTCGCCATTGGCATCAGCCCGATCGGCGATTTCCCGCCTTTCGACGTTTGGCGCACTGTCATCAGCCAGTATGCGAATGCGCCCACGCTGACGCAGCTGATCGGGAACATCTTCTCGTATCTCGACCAGACGGCCAACTTCGATGCGTTCTTCGACTACATCTGGAACGTCGACACGGCGCAGGGCTATGGGCTCGACGTCTGGGGCCGCATCGTCGGCGTCAGCCGGGTTTTGCAGGTCACGACCGGGGACTGGTTCGGCTTCGACGAGGCGAGGCCAGGAGCCGATCCGTTCGGGCAAGGCGCGTTCTATTCCGGCGCTCCGCTGACCTCGAATTTCGCGCTGTCGGACGAGGCATACCGCCGGCTCATCTTCGCCAAGGCGGCAGCCAACATCACTAACGGCTCGATCCCCGCGATCAACCAGATCCTGCTCAGCCTCTTCCCTAATAGGGGCAACGCCTACGTTACCGAGGGCGGCAATTACGGAACATGGTTCGGCTTCGAGGAATCGCTGAACTCCGTCGGCTTCAACCAGGCATCGTTCTACGCGGGCTCGTCGATCGAGACGATGACGATGACCTACACCTTCGCATTCCAGCTGACTCCTGTCGAACTCGCGATCGTCCAGAACTCCGGCGTCTTGCCGAAGCCGACCGGCGTCAAGGCGTCGGTCGTCATCATCTAAGGATCCTTCCATGAAGCTTTCCGCCTTGCCTGCCAAGTTCCCCGTAGCTTGGGGAGCTTCGGCGAGCCCGAGCTACATCCGCTCCATCCCGCTCGGCTCGCAGATCGGGATTGTGAATGGCGCGGCCTCCCTGACCGACGGCTTTCCGCCACTCAACTTCCTGCCGGTCGGATCGGGCGGCGTGCCGCCATTCGGCCAGGACATGAACGGCATTCTGCAGCAGATCACGCAATGGTCGCAGTGGCAGAATGCAGGCGGTCTGGTTCCCTACGATCCGGCCTTCTCGGCAGCGATCGGCGGGTATCCCAAGAGCGCGTTGCTGGCCGGCGCGGCGACCGGTGTCGTTTGGCTGAGCACGGCCGACGACAATACGTCCGACCCTGATACGGGCGGCGCGAATTGGGTCAACATCGGAGCCGCATCCGCGCCCATCATGGTCGGTACCGACGCGGGCTCGGCCAATGTCTGCACCGCCGCGGTCCTGCCGGCGCCGAGCGCTTATGTCGACGGCCAGATTTTCGTCGTCCAGAAGGCCGCCTTCGACAACAACGGCGCCATGACGGGCAACATTGACGGTCTGGGCACCCATCCGATCGTCAACATGGACGGCACCGCGCTGACGGCAAAGCAATGGCCGGCCAGCGCCATGGGCATCCTTGAGTTCAACAACGCGACGACGTCGTTCCGTCTGCTCAACCCTGCTGTGACCGTGGCCGCCAATGCGGGCCTTGCCGCGACCGATCAGCAGGTCCTTTCGCTGAGCATCACGAGTTTGCCGGCACCGACCGGCGCACTTTCCTTGAACGACAGCCTTCCGCTGCATGTGGTGTCGGACGGTGCGGACCGCGAGGTCACGCTCTCCGCGCTCGCCGCAATTCTCCCTGGCGCGATGAAGGCCATGCGCGTCATGACCGCGAGCGGAACCTACGTGCCGACGGCCGGTGCCAAGAGCATGCTCGTCTTTGTCACGGGCGCAGGCGGCGCAGGCGGCGGCAATGCCACGACAAACGGCTTCACTGGCGGCGGCGGAAGCGCGGGCGGAACGGCGGTCTATTTCGGTCCGGTCTCGCAGCAGACCGTCACCATCGGTGCCGGTGGCGTCCCCAATCCATCATCCGGTTCCGATCTCATCGGCGGTACCGGCGGAACAACCTCTTTCGGCGCTCTTGCCGTCGCTACCGGCGGCATTGGCGGTTCTTCCAGCGGCACCAACTCATTTGGAGCGGGCGGGCAAGGGGTGGGGACCGGAACCGCCGGAACCCTCTTGATCCCCGGCGGTGCCGGCTCGCCCGGTTCAGGCCATGACGGCGGTTGCGGGGGCACCTCGTTCTGGGGCGGCGGCGGCTACGGCGGCGCAACTCCTTCGACCGGTGTCCAGGTGCCCGGCGGTCCGGGCTCTCTCGGCGGCGGCGGTGGTGGTGGCGACGGCGGCGGCTCCGGCGGGGCCGGCGGCAACGGTGTGGTCGTCATCTTCGAATTCGACTGATCGCGGCATCGCCGCCCTCGCGTAAGCCAACCACTCACACACATTCGGATTGGGACAAATGAATCCCTTCAGCTACGGCAATGTCCTGACCGCTGGCCAGTGGAGCTATCTGTTCTCGCAGAAGCAGGACGCGCTCGGCTATACCCCCGTGAACCGGGGCGGCGACACGATGCAAGGGCCGCTCAACACCCAGGCCTCTACGTCCAACGGCGCGGGATTCAGCATCCCTCCTGGCGCTGCCCCGGGAGTGCCGGTCGATGGCCAGATCTGGATGACCATCTTTGGGCTCTTCTTCCAGATCGGCGGGAAAACAATCGGACCGATCGCCAACGGCACCATCGTTGGGCCTTCGACCTCCGTGGTGGGCGATATTCCAGTTTTCTCCACGATCGGCGGCACTGCCCTCGCGGACAGCGGGATCTCGCTCGCTTCGCAGTTCCCCAACCTCATTCTGGCTACTCCAGCCTTCGGAAGCGGAGTGCCCGCATTCCGAGCGCTGATCGGGGCTGACCTACCCACGCCGCAGCCCGTGGCCCTCGGTGGCGTGAAATCTGCGGCGGCTCCACCCCATCAGTTCGGGACCGGAGTCGACACCAGCGGCAACCCGACGTTCGCTCAGCCGGCGATCGGCGACGTCTCGGGCCTTGCCGCGAACATGCTGGCCTTTCTTGCCGGCGGCACGAGCGCCCAGCTCGCCGCGGCGATGGTCGACGAGACCGGCAGCGGTCCGCTTGTCTTCGCCACGAACCCGACCGTCGCCCTTGGCTCGGCCTCGACCGCCGTCACGCAGACGCCCGGCGACAACTCGACCAAGTTGGCCACGACGGCCTATGTGCAGGCAGCGATATTCGCCACCACGACGCTGCCGGCGACCAGGCTGGCCACGACCACCGCGCTTCCGGCGGTCACCTATGCCAATGGAGCATCCGGCGTCGGTGCCACGCTCACCGCTTCTGCCAACGGTGCCTTGACGGTCGATGGCGTAGCCGCGAACCTCAACGACGTGATCCTGGTCAAGAACCAGGCCTCGTCGTTCCAGAACGGCATCTATACGGTCACGGCGACCGGTAGCGCGGGCGCGCCTTTCGTCCTGACGCGTGCGACCTACTACAATCTCTCTGCCGACATCGATCTTGGCGACCAGACGTTCGTGACGGGTGGAGCGACGCAGGGCGCCACGACCTGGACGCAGAATGCCAAGGAAAACCCGGTCATTGGTACCGACCCGATCACGTTCGCCCAGACGGCGGGCGTCGGTTCATACACGGCCGGCAATGGCCTTATCCTGGCGGGCACGCAGTTCTCGATCGACACTACGATCACCGCTGACCTAACTTCGGCGCAGTCGCTCTCCAACAAGACGCTGGTGAGCCCGGCACTCAGCGGCGTGCCCACCGCGCCGACTGCAGGGGCCGGCACGAGCAGCGCGCAGATCGCCACCACGGCATTTGCGGCGGCCGCTGCAGCAGCCGCCGCGGCCGGGACGCTTGTCAACGTCCAGGTAAAGACTGCCTCGGGCACCTATATGCCGACCGCAGGCGCAAGTCGCGCACTCGTCTTCGTCACTGGCGGCGGCGCGGGTGGCACGACCGGCACGGGCAGCGGCAGTGAAAGCGGCGGCGGCGCTGGTGGCACGGCCATCTTCTTCATGAACGGTGTCTCGGCACAGACCGTTACAATTGGCTCGGGCGGCGCTGCCGGCGCCGCAGGTGGATCATCCGCATTCGGCACTGTTACGGCGAACGGCGGCTCTGCCGCAGCCTCTCAGAACATCGGCGGCCGGGGCGGCACGGCAGCCAACGGCTACATGAATATTGCTGGCGGCGACGGCGGCTCCGGCACCAATGCGACCGGCAACTCCCAAGGCGGCGAGGGCGGCGCCAGCTTTTGGGGCGGCGGTGGCGCGGGCGGCCAGACCGCTAACAGCCACAATGCCGGCGCGGCCGCGCAGGCATACGGCGCTGGCGGCGGCGGCGGTTCGTACAGCGCTGGCGCTGGCGGCGCTGGCGCGCCCGGCGTCGTTCTCATACTCGAGTTCAAATAAGGATCGCATTCATGCAACTGGCAGTCATCCAAGGCACCGAAGTCGTGAACCTCATCGAGGGCGACCCGACCTTCACACTCGACGGGTTCACCATCGTCCCGCTCGCGGAGCCGGGGTATATCGGCGGCACCTATAGCAATGGCGTGTTCAGCGCTCCCCCGGCACCGCCTGCCGTTGCCGGAAAGCGTGTCGGCTCGGCAATTCCACCTCCAGCTAAGCGTTGCCGGTTTGCGCGCCCAGGTCATCGCCTGGATCGGAACGCAGCCTGTCGAGGTGCAAGACGCCTTCGAATACAGTGGAAGCTTCGTGCGCAACGAGCCGATGATGGAATCCGGCTTCGCCGCGCTCGGCTACACGTCGGCCCAGATCGACGCGTTCTTCACGGCCGCCGCGCTGCTCTGACGGCCGCCCACCGTCGGGCTCGACCATCCCCTCTTTCCGAAAGGAACTGTAATGCGTCTCGTCCCTGACGTGCGTCGCGTGGTGCTTTTGTCTCTGAGCTTCTGGATGCAGGTTTTCGGCCTCGCCGTGCTCATCGTGCCTGAGCTTTGGTACGGCTGGACCGGCCAGGACTATGATCCGAACATCGCATGGTGGCTCGCTGTCGGCCTTCTGCTTGCCGGCATCATCGGCCGAGTCTTCCAGCAGGGAATTTCCCCGTGGAAGGAATGGCTGCGCATCGCCGCCGTCGCGGCAATCGTCTTTGCGCTGGCGCTTCTGCTCGCATGGCCGTCCAGCGCCGCAAGCCTTCCAGATGGTCCGGCGACCGAGGCGCAGACGCTGGCGATCGCGGTGCCGTTCATCGCTAAGGAAGAGGGCAAGAGCAACCGCGCTTACCGTGATGCCGTCGGTATCTGGACGATTTGCTACGGCTCGACACGCGACGTCCGCGCCAACATGGTGCTGACCGACCAGGAGTGCCTCGACCTTCTCAAGATCGAGGTGGCCCAGCATCGCACCGGCCTGCACCGCTATTTCACGCCGTCGACAATCGACATTCGCCTGCCGGCGACACGGGACGCGGCCTACACGTCGCTTGCCTTAAACGTCGGTCCCGCCGGCGCGGGAAAGAGCACCGCAACGCGCCGCCTCAACGCTGGTGATGTCGCCGGCGGCTGCGATGCGCTCACCTGGTTCGATAGAGCCGGCAAGCGCGTGCTGCGCGGCCTGTTCGAACGGCGCCAGCGTGAGAAGGCGCTCTGCATGATTGGCGCAAGCCGATGATGCTCGCTTTCCTCGCACCGGTTCTGGCCCTCCTCGGCCCGGTCTGGAATTTCTGCACCAGCCGTATCGGCCTGCCGCTGGTCCTGGCCGGCGGCATCATCCTCTTTTACGAGGGCCTGCCGCTCGGCCCGGTCCGCGACATCCCCTATGTCGGGCCGGCCCTGGCCGGCTTGGTCGACGGCCGCGTCGATCGACAATATGCCGCCGGCCAAAAGGCGGAGGACGCGCTGTGGCAGGAGAAGATCAAGCTCGCCGCCATCGCTCAAGCGGCCGACAACAAGACGCGGCAGCAGGACATCGATGCCGCGGCACAAGCCTACATCGACAGGCAGCATAGCGACGCCGGCCGCATCGGCCAGCTGGTGCGCGCGCAGAAGGACCAAGACAATGCACCGCCCGTTTCGACCAATCCTTCTGGCTGCAAGCCTGATGGCATCTCTGCAGGGGTGTCAGAGCGCCTCGACGCCATCGGTCGATAGCCTGGTGACCAAGCCGACGGCACACGTCGATCCAAGCGTGATGCAGGATTGCGTCGGCGTGGTCGATATCCCCCATCGCTTCGTCTCGACGGAGGAGGAAGCCCGGCTGCACGCGGAAGATCGCCGCCGTCTCGGGGACTGCGTTCGCCTCAACCACGCCAAGGGCGATACCATCCAGGCGCTCGTGAAATGAGCGGAGGGTTCCCCCAGCGCCTTCGCGAACTCGACCCGGAAACGATCCTCTGGCTCGATCGCCTCGACAGCAAGCAGCGCGAGGCCCTCATCTGGGCCGGCCGCCTGAAGCCCGAACAGCGGGACCGGCTCGATGATTTCCTCGATATGGACGAGGATCACTTCCAAGCGGGATTCGCTGTGGTGAAGCTCTGGACGCGGTTGCGCTGGCTGGGCTCCACATCGATGTGGATCATTCTTACGGTTGCGGGGTTGTTACTGGCATTGACGCAGATCATCGACCAGTTGAAGGGATCCAAGCTGTGAGGCTGCCGCGCACCGCTTCCGAAGTTCTGACCGGTCTGATTTTCCTCTTGGCCGGGGCTCTCGGGGTGCTGCTCTACCTGCAGATCGCACAGGCGCTCACCCTGTAATTCCCTGCACATCACTTCCAGTCTCCCCATCGGCTTCGGCCGGTGGGTTCTTTTTTGCGCTCTCGGCTCGCCGCGCCGGCTGGGATTCATCTGAAGGTTTTTATCAGCTATTGTGCGCAATCATGCCGCGCAGGACCGCCGAGGAGGACTTCATATGGCTGACACCACGATCGAATGGACGGACGCCACTTGGAACCCGGTCGCCGGGTGTACGATCCTTACCGCAGGCTGCACGAATTGCTACGCCATGAGAATGGCCGCTCGGCTGGAAGCCATGGGAATGGAGAAATACCATGGCCTCACTCGCAAAAGCGGGGGCCGTGCGAAGTGGACCGGCAAGGTGGTAATCGACCCGAAGTCACTCGCTATACCCGCAGCCTGGTCAAAGCCGCGCCGGGTGTTTGTGAATTCTATGTCAGATCTGTTCCATATTGATGTGCCCCCGGACTTCATCCGGCAGGTCTGGGCGGTGATGGAGCAAACGCCCCGGCACACCTATCAAATCCTTACGAAGCGACCAGAGGTGATGGCAGAAATCCTGTCGCGAGGAGACTTCCCGGTGCTCTCAAACGTGTGGCTCGGGACCAGTGTTGAGGATAGCCGCGTGCTCGATCGTCTCGACGATTTGCGACGTGCCCCTGCGGCCATCCGCTTCGTGTCACTCGAGCCGCTGATAGGTTCAGTGGCAGGTGCCAATCTTTCGAATATCGATTGGGCAATCGTTGGGGGTGAATCCGGACCTGGCGCGCGAGATATGGACCCACGGTGGGTCGACGAGATCGAAGCCATGTGCCGAAGGAGCGGAACCGCGTTCTTCTTCAAGCAGTGGGGCGGCCGCAATAAAAAAGCGACCGGACGGACCCTCAACGGGCGGACCTACGATGAAATGCCAATCGGGCCCTCTCTCGCCCTTTGATTGTGGGTGTCAAGACGTCTCTCTAGACCGGATTGGTCATTAGGCACTAATGTTTCCCGGCGAGTCGACTTCTGCCTGACGCGCTGGTTGCGGGGAATCTCAAGTGCAAGACATATATTTTGGCCGTGAACAGACTGCTGCGAAGCATTTCATCCTGCGAAAATACTTACAGTCTCTGGCGTTTAAGGTGCTGCTCGGAGGATATCCGACATTGACTTATGTGGACGGGTTCTCTGGCCCCTGGGAGACCCGCACCACGGACTATTCAGATACATCTTTCATGATAGCCATTCAAATGTTGAAAGACGCCCAGCTTCAGATGAAGCGGCAAGGCAAGTCCAAAACCATTCAATGCTTCTTTGTTGAAGCGGATCGGGCAGCCTTTGCAGAACTAGACCGCGCGGTGAAGGCGCACCACGACCCGTCAAACAACTTTCACGTCCACAGTTTTTGTGGCCGGTTTGAAGATGCCGTCGACCTCATAATGAAGGTGGTCGGTCCGTCGTTTGCGCTCACTTTCATAGATCCTACTGGTTGGACGGGGTACGAGTTCGGCAAGGTCAAGCCAATCATGCAGCACCGACCGGGAGAGGTGCTGTTGAATTTTATGTTCGATCACGTGAACCGGTTCACCGCTTGGGACGACGCAAAAATCATTGCGTCCTTCGATGGGATACTAGGTGCGAACTGGAAAGAGAGACTAGACGCTCGCCTAGCTAGAGAGGTGGCAATCCAAGCTCTGTTTTCAGAGGAATTTCGAAAGTCTGGTGGGTTTCAGCATGTGCTGTTGACGCCGATCGAAAAACTGGCAGAGCGAACGTTCTTCTGCATCGCATACGGAACCAGGAATTCGAAAGGCCTGGAGACCTATAGAGAGGTCGAGTTCGCGGCCTTAAAGGACCACGGACTTCGGCGGATCGAAGCGCGCCAATCGATCGAGACAGAAAGAACCGGGCAAACAGATATTTTCAAGCTGGCAGGGTTTAAGGACGTGCCAGCTGTGGAACGGCAACTCCCGGGTATTCGGGCTGATGCACAGCAATGGCTCTTATCCAAACTTCGGGCACACGACATAGCCTTGCCTTTTTCTCAGATTTGGCCCGAGATGATGGAAACGTTTATGTTGCGAATGAAAGATGCAAAACAAGTCTGCGCCGATCTGGCCACGGACGATTTGATCCGTGCATCGTGGCGGGAGGGGGGATCCAGACGTCGCACTCCAAGCGATGACGACCCCATCGAATTAACGCCAAAGGGCAAGGGAGACATCGGGCTCGCCTAGAATGTCCGGAACCATTCGAGCACGGGCAAATTGAATCGCCTGTAGTGGCGTCAAGAGTTCGGCGTTCATGAGCAGTCCGATAACCAGCCAGAATTTAAAGCGCGCCGCAGTCCGTAAGGCGCTCGACCGCCACAAGGTCTACATCACGGCGCAGCGTTTCTCCGGAGGCTCCTACGAGGCTCGCGTGCTGGTCGACGGCGAGGTCTATTGGGTCGATGAATTACGGCTGAGCCAGCTGCGCGCAGGCATATCGCCTTCGGAGCTGGAGTGGATACCGGCAGGAGAAGATAGCTGATCGCTCCGCCGTTCCGATAGCGTGACGCTTGCCCGAGCGTCCGTTGCGTTAACCGCTCGCTCCACAATTTTCGGGGGAACCGGCCGCCACTAACATTTGTTATAGGCGGAATGCAGAAACCAGAAGCCAAATCCGACACAATTCCGGTCGCCCTCGTGCTTGCAGCCATCCGGCTCCAGGTCGCGATCGACAGGCGCCAAGCGGAACAGAGGCGAGGCGCCGAAAAATAGTCCGTGCCTGAAGGCTCCGGAACTTAAGCCCCGGAAAAGCATTGCCTTTCCATGTTCAGTGACAAAGAAACAATCATCTTAGAAGCTTGTTTGCTGGTGGCCGTGCCTCTGTCGGTTGGCATGTCCGTCCTCTCGGCCGTCCTATTCCATTGATGAGCACACGGGGTGTAAATTTCCTCGACAAATGGATGGCAGAGCACCTGCCGAACGCGATGACTGATGATCCCGTCGCAGTGAGCGACTTGGCCGACCAGCTCATGGGAGCGGCCGACCGAGAAGGCATCCCGGCCGCCGAGATCAACGAGGAAGTCGAAAGCGTCTACGGAGTGATCTTCGAACCCCTGGCGAACCGCGAAGGAAGCTTGGCGGGGTAGACCGCGAATAACGCATACTACATACAAATTCGCTAAAATGCCCGGAACCGATGGGCCGCGGACGGCTTGAATCGCGTTTGGAGAGTTCGGGTGCATGCGTAACGCCAGAGAGCGGTTGATGTTCATCAAGCCGCTTGAGCCTATCCAGGTCGAGACGCCGCCGGTCAGCGACGACTGGCTGCACGAGATCAAATATGACGGCTTCCGCACCCAGCTCGTCCGCGATTGGGCAGGTGTTAGGGCATTCTCACGAAACGGGCATGACTGGTCTCAGCGCTACTGGCCGATCGTCACCGCGGCAGAAAAGCTGCCGGCGGAATCGTTTATCATCGATGGGGAGATGATCGCGCCCGATCCCGATGGCCGGCCGAACTTTCACCAGATGCATTCTCGGATGGTGTGGAATGCCGAACAACTCGCCTTCGTTGCTTTCGATATCTTGCATCTGAACGGCCAGGATCCCCGATCCCTGCCGCTGATCGAGCGCAAGGCCAAGCTCTGGAACCTGATCCGGCCGGCCAGGGACATCATTCAATACAGCGACCATGTTGAGGGCAACGGCGTCGCGTTCTTCGAGGCCGTCGAGCAGATGGGCCTTGAGGGCATGGTCTCGAAACGACGCGAGAGCCTCTATCGAAGCGGGAAGGTCGATTCCTGGGTCAAGTGCAAGTGCTGGGATGTCGGCGACTTCGAGCTTCTCGGCATTAGACGCGAGCCTGGGAAGCCCGCTGCGGCGATCGTGGCGCGCGGTGGTGATATGCCGGCACAGCGTTCATAACGCTGCCCAGCGGCCTCAGGGAAAGGCTGTGGCAGCGCGTCGAAGCGGTTAGGGCCTCGAAGCCTTCCCAGCCTGTCCCCAGCGCCTTCGCCGATGATGTCGAATGGCTGAGGCCTGGCATCACCGGCCGGGTAAGGTTCCTTCGTGGCGAGCACACGCTACGCCATGCGACACTGCAGGACTTGGAGGAAGGAACCAAATAAGGTGGCCTCCCAGCTTGAGGTCAGCATGAGCGCGCGGGCTTTGAAATTTCTGGACCGATGGATGGCAGAACATCTGCCAAAGGTGAGCACCGACGACTCAGGAACCATTGCCGATCTCGTCGTTGAACTCCTGGCTTCTGCCGGCCGGCTGAGACTCAACAGATGCCTGCCACCCCAGGCAACGGGATGACGGGCATCTATCCACTCTCTCATGCCGCCGAACGAAGGGACACATGTTCGCCGGCTCTATCAAATGTATGCAGTGGGATGTAGGTTTCGGGACAGGGACCAAAGCGTCATTCTCTACGACTTCTGTCTGAATTGGGAACATCCCGACGGGATGCGAATATGGCCTCGGCGGCACGGGTAGTTCCGGCATTCTATCCGAGCCGCCTGAAAGGCAAAGCATGGAGCCCGCTCGCACTCCTTCTCTCACGAGCGGGCTCTTGCCCGCCGCGCTGAGGACCTTTACGTCACGCTCCGCTTGGTTGCCTTCTTCGCCGGCTTAGCTGCAGCCTTCCGCTGAAAGCCAAACCCCTTCGCCAACGCCGATCGCCGCTCCGCATAGTTCGGCGCCACCATCGGATGGTCTGCCGGCAGGTTCCATTTCGCGCGATACTGCTTTGGTGTAAGACCGTGATCGGTCATCAGGTGCCGCTTGAGCGACTTGAACTCCTTGCCGTCCTCCAGGCAGATGATGTGATCGGGGAAGATCGAGCGCTCCGGGTCGACGGCAGGCTCCTGCTTTGGCAGCAGGGCTGCGCCAGTGAGCGAGTAATACACCGACGCGATCAAATCCGCCAAGTCGGTTACCGAGACGAGATTATTGCTAACATAAGCGGAGACGATGTCGGCGGTGAGGTCCACTAGTGACATGCGAAATCTCTTTTGTCTGACAAAGCTCTCTATTTGAGCGCATCTGCTAATAAAATGAAATCCAGCCAAAAGGCCGAGCTCGCCTTGCATCGCAGCATGATGGCTGGACTCAAGAGCTTATCGACGCTGGCATGTCACGGGCGGCTGCCTGGATTGCCATCGTCATCAAAAGCTCGATCTGCCGGCGCTCCGCGACCGCTTCGGCGCTATGCTCCGGCGATGGAGTGGGACCTCAAGCCGAAGATGAAATGCGCCGTCTGTGGCGGCAAGCGGATCACGCTGGCCTATTCGCCTGACACCCGCCCGAAAGACCTTCACCGCAAAGGAGTGTGAGGTTTCTAGGGCGTGCGTTTCGGATCCCAGACCCATGGCAGCTGCTGCATGTCACCGTCACCCCAGAGCATCCCTGGCGATGTGTCCCGGCCGGGCAGCACGTGCCGGTAGACTGCTCCCATTTGTTGCACATGAATACCCTGCCACTTCCCTGGCATGCAGCGCATGTGTTTTTCCTGAAGTCCGCCATCTCGCTTCGCTCACCCCGATCGCCGTCTTAGCGAGAGCTAAAGTGCTGATCAAGGGCTGTCATTGAGAGCGAAATTCTCAGAGACGTGCCTATCTCCAGGGTTTCCGCAGCCTCACGCCAGCGCCGCCGCCGTTGTCCGGGATAAACTCGACGCCCGCCGGGCGCGGCAACCCCGCGTTTGTGGCGCACAACCAGCTTCCAGCATACAATGACGCCACACACCTGAACTCTCCAAGTTGGGGTTCTCTTTTGGCCCGGCTGCTTCGGTGGCCGGGCTTTTTAGCAATCGCGAATGTGTGATGTGCATTTGAACCGGATCGCGAGTTAGAGTGACCTGCGTCACCTAAATTACTCCATGGATCCGGCCCGGAGGCTTCGGCTTCCGGGTCTTTCTGTTTGCCATCCCGTCCTGCCCATATTTGTGACTGGACGGAGCGCTGGAAGCCCGTTCACGTTATAGGCCTATGGAATCCCCACCTCCAGACGGTCCCCGTCGAGAACATCGCCCGCGCGTGTTGAAGGGCGCAACGATTATCACTGGTTTCCAAAACTCGGAAATCAGTTGTTCTCTACGCAATCAGCACTCCCAAGGAGCCGAACTGAGGTTGGCCGCAGACATTCAGATTCCAGCACGCTTTGTGCTCTACGTTCCCGTCGACGAGATCGCTTACAAAGCTGTCGTTCGATGGCGAAGGAATGACCGCGTAGGCGTCGAATTCGAGGGTACCGAGCCAAAGCCGAAGTTCCATTACGGTTGAATGCCGCAAGGGACTTAGAGGGCAACCAACGGATAGGAGTGAACGTCCGAGGTGATGATTGGAGGGCGGGTCAGGCGTTACCTTCGACCGCACTCTCGTCGTCCAGCGCGTAGGGCACCGGCAGGTAGGCGTTAGCCATCAGCCATTCACCGACGATCGTTCTGACCAGCTCCGGCTTGGATAGCCCCATTTCCGCGGCGGCCAGGCCTGCCAACGCTTCCTCGACCTTCGGATGGACGAGCCCCGTCACATTCCTCAACATTAGGGCGGCCCTGCGGAGCATCACCTGAAGGTCGGCTCTCGAGATCTCTGCAATCTGATCGGCTGCCTCTTCCAGGTCGGTTGCTATCGTCTCACGTATCATGATGTGCCTCTGCTACAGGTAGCGTTCCCCCTCCCCACGGTGCTCAAAGCAAAACCAGTGAGATGGCTTCCTCGGGCGAGCAAAGCCCCAGCCCGCGTCTTTCGCACAACCCTTGTGCTCGCAGGCGTGGCCGAGAGGCCCGCGCTCGCGCGTTTGCACAGGCTCACCAGGGCGTGTCGGCTCGTCGCTCATGACGAAAAGATTTCATATGCCCGCTTGACGTTCAAGTTTTTTGTTCTTTTTCTGTTCTCATGGCGCATGAGATGATCGACACGCTGGGCAAGGCGACCCGGCACAACATGCTTTTGAAGCTGGAGTGCGCCTGCGGGAACGTGCGCTACTGCCGGTCGGCTGACCTCATGATGGTCTACGGCGGGGGCGCCAATCCCTTCCGCCTGAGGTTCGACTGCAGCCGCTGCAAGCCGGAGATCAAGGTGACGCTCGTCGAGGTTCACCCCGAGCATCTGCCGAGGAAGCTTGTGATCCACAAGCCCATGAAGGTCGACGGCAAGATCGTCTGGCACACGGAAAGGTTCCGGCCCTGAGCAGCGCTGGTGCGTCGTTGCTCACATTTGTTGCATTGCTCTGGAACAAGAAGACGACCGCCGAGCGGGGCGGGGGACCTGGGTGTGTCGACGGTCGTCGGAGGACAGGGGGCCATAGAGTCAGCAAACTGCGTTGCGATCGGCCCTGGCTCAACATGTCATTGATTCAACCCGCATAAAATAACAAATGTTGTGGTTCTCTCCAAAGCCTGTCGACACACGGCGGACTTTACCCGACGCCCCCTTCTCGCGAGCGGCGGTATCTCAACAGCCGGCGTTGAAAGAGCGCCGCCCCTCTCACACGGCTCCACCCGACATACCTTCAACCCTGAGGCGCCTCATTGCTTCCCGACCTTAGAGGAGATCTTCTCGCACCTTTTTCTCGCGAGTGGCGGCAATATCTAAGCGCGGCCCTAAATGCCGCGGCTGCCAAGTCGCATTTGCGCTTGGATGGACCATTGCTCTGAATGACAATTTCAGCCTGCCTGGTTGTCAAACCGTGCTTTGCCGCGAACTCGTCTGGGTCGTAGGTGTCCGTCCAGCGCGACCGCTTCACACCTTGCATCTTACCTCCGCGGTAACGAAATCGTGAGAAGCAAACGCGGGGCCGTTCATAAGGTTTCAGATGAATGTCGGAAGCCTCAACTCGGCTGGGCACCAGAGCCGGCTTTCTCCTCGGCGGCTTATAGGGTGGTCACCACGCTCTTGGTCTCTTTTCGTTCTGCACTCTCGAATGGCGGGCAACTTACATAGCCAGGGCTATGGCCTCGGCTAGAACCCTGCCGCGCTCACGGGCCTGGAGGCTGTAGAACGGCCCGGCAGCCATCTTGCTTCGGGGTGAAGTGGTGACGCACCGCCGGGCCGAGGTGGTCCGGAAGTGGGTAGCCAAAACCCCGGACGGCGCTAACGATAGCGTCATGGCGGGCGATAGCAATTGTTGTTTTGGTGAGCGTCAAATCAAGGACCAAAGCGCGTCGCCTGAGTCCGCTCCTCGGGACGCGCCGCACAAACTGGCGTTTCTACCCACCGGCTTGATACTGTGGTATGTAGATGCCGCAACTCCATTGGTGGGACCACGGATATTCCGCTCTACCGTGCAGGCCGCCCCAGCGCAGCTGGCGTGGTGCGGATCGTCCGGCGCAAATGACGATCGATCAGGGAGGACTGCCATGCGCGCAATCGCAATTTTCATCGCCTCGTCGGCCACGATCTTCCTTGCAAGCCCATCGCGGGCGCAGGATGCCGCCGCAGGCGAGAAGGTCTTCACCAAGTGCAAGGTCTGCCACATTGCCGACCAGGACCAGAACAAGGTCGGCCCGTCTCTGCACGGCGTCATCGGGCGCACCGCGGGCACGCATCCCGGTTTCACTTATTCCATGGCCATGACCGAGGCCGGAAAATCCGGCATCAAATGGGATGAGCCTACGCTGACGAAGTATCTTCAGGACCCGAGGGGGATGGTCAAGGGGACGAAGATGGCGTTTCCCGGCCTCAAGAACGATCAGGACGTAGCCAACGTCATCGCTTACCTGAAACAGTTTTCCAAGTAAGCGGGCCCTTCCAGGCGCCCTGTCGGCGGCAGCGTCGCGGGACGGCGGCTTGGCGGGTTAGATAGACAGATGCCCGCCACTCCTGGCAGAAACGGCGGGCATCTATCCACTCTCTCATGCCGACGATGAAGGGGACATTGCTCGCCGGCCCTATCAAATGATGCAGAGAACGCGAAGGTTTCAGGGTTGGGACCAAAGCGGCAGCTCCTCCGACTTCGGTCGCAATCTGGCGGAAGGGAACATTCGATCAACCATCCCGTTGGGTGTCGCGGCGTGTGTCCCGGCCAAGGTTCACCGCGCCGCGCGGGGGCATTCCCCGGAGCCCGTTCGACCTCCCTCAGGCGAGCGGGCTCTTGTTTGAGACGGAGATAGGGCAGTGAAGGACGGCGACGGCAAGCCGAACGGGTCGCGCACGGACAAAAATACCCGCCTTTTGGCAGCGCGGTTGGCAAAAGAGACTAGCCTATCCGAGGAGGAGGCGCGGGAGCTGATCCGGCTGATCGGCACGGATTGGAATTCGCTGGTGCGGGAAGCGAAATTTCTCAAGCGCCGCCATTGAGGCGCCTGGCAGGGAGACCGAGCTTACGGTTTGGGTTTCCTATCCACCGTGGCAAACAGCGCCGCCTCGTCTGTCGCCCCGTTCTGGAAGGCCGTGATCAACAGGCTGCCCAGCCATTCCCTTTCGGCGGCGTCCGCACCTGCGGGTAATAGCTTCTGGAGCACTCTTTCAAGCATCGCCAT